TATATGGATATGCTAAGAAGTGTAACAGGTTTAAACGAAGCTAGAGATGGAACTAAACCTGATCCTTACGCACTAGTTGGTGTACAAAAATTAGCAGCTCTTAATTCAAATACAGCTACCAGACATATTCTTCAGGGAAGCCTATATATAACACAAACATTGGCAGAAGCTTTATCTATTAGAATTGCAGATATTTTAGAGTACGCAGATTTTAAAGAAGAATTTAAAATGCAAATTGGAAAATACAATGTAGGGATTCTTGAAGAAATAAATGATTTGTATATGTATGACTTTGGGATCTTTATAGAGGTGGCTCCAGATGAAGAAGAAAAAGCGCAGCTTGAACAAAACATACAAATGGCTTTATCTAAAAATGATATTAATTTAGAAGATGCAATAGACATAAGAGAGTTAAAAAATATTAAGCTAGCCAATCAATTGTTAAAAGTTAAAAGACAAAAGAAGCAAGAAAAAGATCAGCAGTTTGCAATGACGCAAAAACAAATGGACGCTCAAACAAAAATGCAAGTGCAACAAATGCAATCAGAGCAAGAGATGAGAAAAATACAAATGGAGGCTCAAGTTCAAATGCAAGCAAAACAAGCTGAAGTAGCTTTTGATATTGAAAGGCTTAAAAATGAAGCAATGTTAAAAAGAGAATTGATGCAGGTGGAGTTTGATTTTAATATGCAACTCAAAGGACGAGAAGAGCAGGCTATTGACAAAAGAGAAAAAGAAAGAGAAAAAGCTAAGAACAAAAGAATTAGCCAAGCTAATACTGAGCAATCTCAATTAATACAACAAAGAAAAAATAACTTACCTCCAATTAGTTTTGAGTCAAATGAAGACACCCTAGATGGTTTTGACTTGGCTGAATTTGAACCAAGATAATGTTTGAAAATTTTAATATTGAAAAATACAAACAGATTTCTTTACCTAAAGATAATTCTTTAAGAACACTAGGTGAAATAAAAAAACTAAAATTGATGCCATTAAACACAACTCTACCACATAAATATGATGATATAAAAAATGTGTTTCAAAATATTTTTTCATATCGTATAGAATCTTATCCATATAGGGTAGTAGAAAAGTTGATAAATGAATCCGAGCCTATAATTAAGAAAATTAAAAATTATCATAAACGACCAAGACCTAATGTAAATGCAAAAAAATTTAATATTGATTTAGATTATGTAAAAATGAAAAGCGCTCAAACCCCTGCATTTCCATCAGGCCATTCAGCACAATCAAAATTGGTGTCACTTGCGTTAACAGACATCTACCCTCATTTAAAAAAACATTTTGATAAAGCAGCTGAAAATATATCTAATAGCAGAATAGTTGCAAGAGTGCACTATGAATCAGATAAAACAGCGGGAGAAAAATTAGGAATAGATCTTTATAACCATATAAAGCATCTTAAATATATTTAGAATTATTGTTTAACTTTGTAAAAAATTAAATCAAATGGAAATTAAAGTAAGAGATTTAGGCGAACTAGAGTCTAAATCAACACAAGAAATCGAAAAAGAACTACTTGACAAGCACGAAGCTCAACAAGAATCATTGGATAATACAGAACCAAATGATGGCGTGGAGCGCGTTAATCTTCAAGAAGCTCCGGCAAAAGAAGAAAAAGTAGTTGAAGAAAAAATTGAAGAACCTGTAATAGAAACTCCAGAGGTTTCTGTACCAGAAATGTCAGAGAGTGATGTTCTTTCATATATTACAAATAAATACGGTGAAGAAGTGTCTTCACTGGATGACTTCATTGTAAAGCGAAATACATCTGAAGAATTACCAGAAGATGTAAAAGCTTACTTTGAGTACAAAAAAGAAACAGGTAGGAGTATTGGTGATTTTGTAAAATTACAACAAGATTACGATTCTATGAATCCTGATTCTTTAATTGCTAGTTATTATTCTGCAACCGAAGAAGGTTTAGATTCTGAAGATATTCAATATCTAATGGATGATAAATTTGGTTACGACGAAGACTTAGATGATGAAAAAGAAAAAAAGAAAAAACAATTAGCAAAAAAAAGAGAGCTATCTAAAGCTAAGAAATACTTTAAAGAGCAAAAAGAAAAATACAAACTACCTCTTGAGTCAAGAGAAGTTGTTTCTGAAAGCAATAAAAAGGAAGTCGAAGCTTATAGGAAGTACATAGAAGAAAACGCTGTTTATGAAAAAGAAGCAGCAAAGAAGCTACAGTGGTTTAAAGAGGAAACTAATAAAGTCTTTAATAAAGATTTCAAAGGTTTTGAGTTTGTTATTAACGATAAGAAAATTTCTTATTTGCCTGGATCTGTAGAGGATGTTAAACTGAGTCAATCGTCTATTGAGAATTTTATTCAAAGATATGTTGACGATAGAGGCTTGGTAAAAAACACCGATCAGTATCATAGGGCTTTATCTATGGCAATGAATCCAGATAAGTACGCTAAGTTCTTTTACGAGCAAGGCAAGGCGGATGCAGTAGACAATATATCCAAAAAAACTAAAAATATAAATATGGATGTAAGGTCAACTCCACAAGTCACATCAAAATCTGGCTTCAAAGTAAGATCATTAAATCAAGACTCAGGTCGAGGTTTGAAGATCAGGAGTATAAAAAAAAGTAATTAATAACAATTTAAAAATTAAAAATTATGGCTGGTTCAGTTAAAGCTACTCCTACTTTTGCATTACAACCTAGTGCAGAAAGAGTAGCCGTACAATCAAACTACATAACTAACTTTAACTTCTTAAATCAGTATCTACCGGATACTTATGAAAAGGAGTTTGAAAGATACGGGAATAGAACAGTGGCATCATTCTTAAGAATGGTAGGCGCTGAAATGCCTTCTAACTCTGACCTTATCAAATGGGCAGAGCAAGGAAGATTACACACTAAATACAGTAACGTAACTTCAGGTGCAGCAGCAGCTCAAGACGTAGCTACATTAACAGTCAATGACGTACTTGTACCAGGTACAGGTGGTATTGCTATTAGAGTAGGTCAAACGTTTATGTTGTCTGACAGCTCAATTGGTTCTACTAACAGTAACAAAGGTATCGTTACTGCAGTAAACTATGGAGCAGGTACTATTGATGTTGCATATTACGAAGCAGGTGGTCAGACAATGGCTGCAGGTGTACAGTGTTCATTATTTATTTATGGTTCTGAATTCCAAAAAGGATCAGTTGCTATGGCAAATTCATTAGAAGCTGACGACGTTATCTTCCAGAATAGCCCAATCATTATCAAAGATCTTTACGAAGTATCTGGTTCTGATATGGCTCAAATTGGATGGATCGAAGTTACTACTGAAAACGGAGCAACAGGATACTTATGGTATTTAAAATCAGAGCATGAAACAAGATTAAGATTCGAGGATTACCTAGAAACAGCTATGGTGGAAGCAGTTCCAGCAGAAGCAGGTTCTGGTGTGGCAGCTATCGCAGCTGGTGTAGCATCAGGTACAGGTAACAAAGGATCTGAAGGATTGTTCTATGTGTTAGGTCAAAGAGGAAATGTTTGGGGCGGTGGAATTCCAGCGGCTTTAGCAGACTTTGACGCTATTATTCAGAGATTAGATAAGCAAGGTGCTATCGAGGAAAATGTATTATTCTTAAATAGAGAATTTTCTTTTGACATGGATGACATGCTAGCTGCACAAAATTCATATGGTGCAGGTGGTAGCTCTTACGGTTTATTTGATAATGACGAAGAGATGGCATTAAATTTAGGATTCTCTGGATTCAGAAGAGGTTATGATTTCTACAAAACAGATTGGAAATACCTTAACGATCCTACTATGAGAGGTGATATTGTTGGAGGAAAAATCAATGGTGTACTTGTACCTGCTGGTTCTACTTCAGTATATGATCAAATCTTAGGTAAGAACGCTAAGAGACCATTCTTACACGTAAGATATAGAGCTTCTGAAACTGAAGATAGAAGATACAAAACATGGATTACTGGTTCTGCTGGTGGCGCTGCTACTTCAGGTACTGATGTAATGCAAGTTAACTTCTTATCAGAAAGAGCGCTTTGTACTTTAGGTGCAAACAACTTCTTCTTATTCCAAGATGCATAATAAGTAGTTTTATAATATCAAGGGGTGCAAGTCACCCCTTAGATATTTTTTATAAATTTTAAATTAAATCAAATGAAAAAAAATAAAAAAGTATACGAAGATAAAGTATACAGACTCACCAGAGATGCAGCACCTCTTTCATATATGCTGTCATCAAAACACACAAAAAGAAAAGCCTTACTATATTTCGACGAAGAAACAGGAATCAATAGAGCTTTACGTTATGCTAGAAATCAAAAATCAATCTTTGAAGATGAGCAGGATGGTAATGCGATATTAGAGCCTATTATATTTGAAGAAGGAATGCTAAGAGTTCCAAGGCAAAATCAAATCTTACAAAAATTTTTAAACCTACACCCGGGTAACGGCAATGTTTTTTATGAAGTAAACAACGAACAAGACGCTGCTCAAGACATGGAAGCAATGAACTTTGAATTAGAGGCACAAATAGCTGCACGCGATTTAAGCCTTTCTAAGCTTGAAAGTATTTCAAGAGTAGTATTAGGTGTTCGTGCAGATAAAATGACCACAGCAGAGCTTAAAAGAGATATTATGGTGTTTGCCAGAAGAGATCCGCAAGAGTTTTTGGATTTAATTAATGATCCTATGGTTGAGCTACAAGACGAAGTAGTTAAAATGTTTAGTGCAACTTTACTACAAATGAGAAACAAAAATAGAGATGTGTATTTTAATTTGAAGAAAAACAAAACTAAAATGCTTACGGTTCCTCACGGCGAAGAAGCGTCATTTATAGTTGCTTCTTACTTTCAGACTGATGAAGGTGTAGAGTCTTACAAGTTGTTAAAGAAAATGCTAGAAAAATAAAGGGGTATATCCTCGAATAAATCAAAACGTATTTTTTTTATGTATCTTTGTATAAACACTAGATACGATGATAAACGAAGTACGAAATGCAGTAATGGCTGTAATAAATAAAAATAACTACGGGTATATTTCCCCTAGTGATTTTAATTTATTTGCAGAACAAGCGCAACTTGATATATTCGAGGATTATTTCTATTTATACAACAATCAGCTTAATGCTGAAGTAATGCGTAAATCCGGTACAGGATACGCAAACATTACTAAAGGTATTGTAGAGGTTATAGATAGTTTTTCTGTTAACACATTTCTTACACAAGTAAATGCTAATACATACAGCCTTCCTTCAGATTATTATTTAGTAGATAAGATATTTTATTATTCAAACTTATTAGATTCTGGAACAGCTACATCCACCCTAGGATCATTGTTGATAGATGGAAGTCAAAACTTTTTAACAACAGTAACACCAGGTAGCCTGGTGGTAAACTCAACCATATCACTACAGGCCTTTGTAGTTTCAGTAGATAGTGACATTCAAATAACTCTTAGTAGTCCTATAATGGCCGCAGGTCAAAACTACTCTATTTACTCTAATACTCATATTAAGGAAGTAGAAAGGATTACACAAAACAAAGTATTTTACCTAACCAATTCTAACATTGCTGCTCCAACTACAATGTTCCCAGCATATGTATTAGATAGCGCAACTGGAACGGCATTAGGAAATACAGTTACCGTTTATCCTACGACTATCACTGGAGCAGCTGACATACATGCTCAGTATGTAAGATACCCGCTTGCACCTAAATGGACATTCACTTCGTTGTCTGGAGGCGAGCCAGTATTTAACGCATCAGCTAGTGATTATCAAGATTTTGAATTACCAGAATCAGACATGAATGGTTTAGTTAATAAAATTTTACAATACGCAGGTGTGTCTGTAAGAGAAGCAGATGTTACTAAGTTTGGTCAATCGTTGGAAGCAGAAGATAGATTAACAGAAACTACACAATAAGATTATGGCATATTTAACAGGTTATCAATATTACGAAAATTCAGGCAACATTCCAGAAGATGCAAATTGGGGTAGCTATCAGTATGTTTCATTAGAAGATATAGTAAATAACTTTATGCTTATCTACAATGACAACTTACAGTTAATTAACAACGTTAATAGATACCAGGTTTTATTCTTTGCTAAAAGAGCTATACAAGAATTAAATTACGATGCATTCAAAGAAATTAAAGTTTTAGAACTGGATGTGTGTGACAGGTTGAGGTATGTGTTACCTACAGACTATGTTAACTATGTTAGAATTTCTATGTATAAAGACGGTATGTTATTACCCCTTAGCGAAAACATACAAGTTAATTCAGCTAAAAGTTATTTGCAAGCTCATGATTGCAGAATACTGTTTGATATTAATGGAAACATTTTAGAAGCAGAATATTCGGCTTTAGACAGGCAAAGAATTGCAGGTACCAAAAAATCTATTTATCTTGGTGAAGGCCAGTATAATGGTAGAATGGGGTATTGCGTAGATGGCTGCTGGTATTTTGATTATCAGATCGGCGCAAGATTTGGCTTGAATACAGAAACAGCCAATATAAATCCAACATACAGAATTGATAAAAAAGCTGGTGTTATAAATTTTAGTTCAGGTATGGCAAATCAATTGTGTGTATTAGAATATGTATCAGACGGAATGGAAAATGGAAATGATGCAGCAGTAAGTGTAAATAAATTATTTGAAGATTATGTTTACTCTTACATTAAGTATGCTATTTTAAACTCAAGATTAGGTGTGCAAGAGTTTATAGTAAATAGAGCAAGGAAAGATAAATCAGCACTTTTAAGAAATGCAAAAATTCGCCTAAGCGACATACATCCAGGTAGGCTTTTAATGAATCTTAGAAGTCAAGCAAAGTGGATTAAATGACGGTAATACAAACTAATTTTATTAAAGGCCGAATGAATAAGTCGGTTGATGAAAGACTACTTCCCCCAGGTGAATACGTAGACGCTTTAAACGTGCGACTTGGTTCCACTGAAGACACAGAGATAGGATCTGTAGAAAACTCTAAGGGTAATTCATTGATAGCAGAATTAACCTATGATGGTGTAACTCTAGATCCTGCAAGCACAAAATGCATTGGTGTGTTAGAAGATGGTGCAAACAACACCATATACTGGTTTGTCCATGACTCTGACAACCCAATGTCTGCTACAAAGATAGTTGATATGATTGTGTCATATAATGTTATAAACAACAATTTAGTTTATCATGTTATATCTACAAGTGTGTTGAATTTTAATCCTACATACTTAATCAATGGTGTAAATAAAATAGATGAGTTATTGTTTTTTACAGACAATATAAATCCACCTAGGTGTATAAACGTGACAAGGGCTTATCTTCCTCCAACAGCACTTGATGTAGACCAGATTACAGCCGCAGAGCTTAATGTAATTAAAGCACCACCAATGTCTGCGCCTACAATTAATTTGCTTCAATCAGGTCAAGAAGAAAACTTTTTAGAAAAAAATATTGTAAGCTTTGCTTATAGATATAGATATTTGGATGATGAATATTCTGCCATATCTCAGTTTAGTGATATTGCCTTTGTGCCTAGTTTTTTTAGTTTGAATACCAGTGATTTATCTAACGCTGGAATGGAAAACGCTTTTAATACAGCTGAAGTTACATTTAACACTGGTAGCAAATTAGTTAAAGAAATAGATTTACTTTTTAAATATGCTAATCAACCAGGGGTTTACGTAATTGAAAAGTTTAATAAGGGAATATTAGGGTGGTCTAACAATATAAATAGAACAGAAGTTTTTCGACACAACCAAATATATACTGCTCTTAGTGATAACCAACTAACCAGGTTATTTGACAACGTACCAAGAACAGCAAAGTCTCAAACCATCATGGCAAACAGGCTTATGTATGGAAACTATGTGGATGGGTACAATGTTAACAATCAATTAAATTACACCATTAATATTAATAGCGACGTTGTAAACCTTGAAGAATTTACAGCAACATTAAGTGATGGTGCTTACACAATAGACATTAGCAAAACAATTTCAAATTCCGTAGCTACATTTGATTTTTCTGAAATAGATAGTTCTACGATATTAAAGCAGGATACTCAAATAGGATTTCAGTTTAATTTTCGATCTCAAGATTTTGATGCACCAGGCGGGGGCGCAGCTCCAGGCGCGCCTACTCAAGCTTTAACTACGATAGCTTTTTCATTGACTTTAAATCAAGACTACAATAGTATATATGATTTATTTAGTGGATCTTTTTTAATTCAACAAATAGGGCCGGGTGTATCAGGTCCTTTTATGACAAATAACCCTTGTAATGAAACTACATTTACCGACATTTTAAATTGTGCAATTAGTGATCAAAATACTACGTTTCAACATTCATATTCAGGAATTGACGGTAGGAATGAACCTATAAAAATTACTACAAACCCAGGGAGCTCTTCTGTAAGCTTTCAATTAGTAGCTGCTGAATTTGATGATTCAACATCAGGCGGTGCTTCAACAGATATGTACGGTTACTATAAATTTACTGCCGCTCAAGCTGATTTTTCTTCTAATGGTAATAGAAAAAGTTTACACAGTAATAGAAACTATGATGTAGGTATTGTGTATATGGATGAATACTTAAGAAGCACTACTGCTTTAACATCTAGAAACAATACAACATACATTCCTCCTGCTAATTCTATTGCAGCCAACAGCCTGGAAGTAACAATACCCACAACAATGTCGCCGCCTTTATGGGCAAGCAAATATAAATTTGTAGTTAAAAGAGCTGAAGATACTTATGAAACAATTTATTCTGTAATCTCATTTGATGACGATGCTACGAATTCTGTGTGGGTAAGACTTGAGGGTGATAATCAGGTAAAAGCAAAAGAAGGTGATTTTTTAATTGTAAAAGCAGATGTTAATGGGCCACTAAACACAATAGTAAAAACTAAAATTTTAGCTTTAGAATCAAAAGCAAATAATTTTTTAACACCAGAAGCTTCAACTGCATCTAATCCTTTTATTGCAGAGCCCGCAGGATTATATATGAATTTAAGACCTCAAGGATTTACAATTACTGATAATGTAAATGGATTTTATGACAGCGGTCTAGAATCTGCTCAAAGCGCCAAAAGACCTCCTAATCCTGCTTTTCCAAATCGACCAGTTGCTAGAGCTTTAATACCTTTATATGTAGAAGATTATTCGTCTGGATCATTGCAGGTAGAAAATGTTGCGGTGCCTGAAGGATCTCTTGTTAATTTTTCTATTAGAATTAATAGAAATGCTTCTGACGGTGGTTTTGGAACAGGCTCATCCGCTCAACAAACCTATGAATACAACAGAAGTGTAACCGCCTCTCAAAACTATGACAACATGTATGACTTTGTGTTTGGAGAAGGAATTGATTTTACAGAGGGTGTCCAGTCGGGAACCGGAACACAACCTGGTAATCAGTTATTTTCTAATTTTTTTATGTGGTCAGATCCACCTCCTTTTAGCCCTGCTGAAACAGCTGACAACTATTATCAATTTGGTACGGTTGGCGGAATACCCCCTATAACAGGTTTAAATTCTCCAATAGTACAAGGCACTAAATTATCTTTAGGAATTAAAAGTGCAAAGGGTGGTGATAGCGGTCAAAGAACTGTTATAACAGGAAGAATTACCATTAACATAGGAACAGCATCTCTTATATTAGAAACAGAACCTCTTAATGCTGACCTAGATATATACTATGAAAATGATGAGGTGTTTGATATAACTGGAGGATTTCATCAGTCAGGTAGCAAAACAGGAGATCAAAATCAAACTGCTGTACAACCAGCTATAGTAAATTTAGGATTTTTTGATTGTTTTACTTTTGGTAATGGAGTAGAAAGCTACAAGTATTTAGACGAATTAGATGGCTCTAGTTTTACATTAGGTCAAAGAACAACATCCGTGGCTGAAGAAGATTACAAAGAGGCGAATAGGTATGCTAGTGTAACTTATAGCGGTGTATACAACGCTGACACCAACATAAATAGATTTAATGAGTTTAATTTAAGCGATGGAAACTTTAAAGATTTAGAAAAATCTTTTGGAGATATAAATGTTTTACATTCTTTTGAAACCAATTTATTAGTATTGCAAGAAGACAAAATATCTAATGTACTTTTAAGTAAGCAGGCACTACAAGCAGCCCAAGGAGCTGGGGTAGTAGCAACTTCTACTGCTGTATTAGGAACACAGTTGGCTAGAATCGAGGAATACGGAATTAGCAACAACCCAGAAAGCTTTGCAGCATATGGAGATAGCAGATATTTCACAGACACAAGTAGAGGTGCAGTAATTCAATTAAAAGGGACAGGAGGGGTTAACGATAAGCTAACGTTAATTTCTGAATTAGGAATGAGAAGTTATTTTAGAGATAACTTTATTCAGTATCCAGACACACAAAAGATTGGAGGTTTTGATCCGTATATGAATGAGTATGTATTAAGTTCAAATACAATTGGATTGCCAAATGCATATCAAGCCAATACTGAAATACCTGTTCAATGTGGCGCGAAATTCGGGGCTTATGAGTATGATGATCCTATAATTTACAATGTTAATTTAGGAGAAGCACAAGGAAATGTGATTGTATCTTATATAATTACAGGCACAGTAGCAATTGATTACGAATGGAGTTCTACAACTGGAAATATACCGGCAGCAACGGGATCCGGAAGCTTTAATTTTAATAAAAATACCTCCACACCAACTAATTTAAAAATTACAGTAACACCAACTGGTTCGTACACAGCTGCATTTATAGTTGGATGCCCAACAGTAAATGAACTGACAATTATAAATGTAGCCCTTGGCTCTGTTTCTGATGATGGACTGTTTATACACGATGAATTTTACTGGAATGACGGCACAACAACAAGTCCAGTAGAAAGCGTTCAAACATCTTTTAGCTTTACTCCGTTTGACACTAATAGATTAGCTAGGTATACTAGTATTACTGGCATCGAATCTGAAGGATTGTTCCCGGCTAATAACGCCACGGTATATATGGCGTCAAATAAAATAGATTTTGACACATTAGTGTTTAGCCCCGCCGCCGGTTACTCAGGTTCTATTCCACCGGCTGCAGATAAGTTTTCATTCTTAGTTTCTAATACACTTTACACGTCTTCGCAAACAGACATCAATGCATTAGTGGCGGCAGCTACTGCCGCAACCCCTCCAACAGGTGGTGATATTACCACTGTAACTAATCCATCAACAGGATACTATGAGGCTAACTTTACATACAGCAATCCTACTAATCAAACGTATTTATACTTAATATACAACTATGCAGGAGTTGCTCCAATTACTTTAAGCTTTGGAGCAACATCATTGATTGCTTGTTGTTTAGGCTCTTCCGCTTCTTATTATTTAAATACAGCTAGTTTTACTACGGCAACTTCTGTATATACGGATGCTAATCTTACAAGTTTGGCTGCGGATGGATTCTACAAAGATTCAAGCGGGAACGTTAGGGAGCAGTCAAGCGGAATACTTACAGCTACTTCATCATGTGTAACTTGTAATTATATTTATATATCTTCAGTGCAAGGTAGCACAACGGAATTATGTACTAACAATTACATTATGTCGGTACAAGCGCAAACCACAACTAATCATGCATTTGCAAGCGTAACACCGGGTGATGTGTTAAGTGTTATTCCTCCGGGTGCAGCAGCCAATACGTTCATAGCATATAGTGCGGTAAGTGGTGAAGACACAGCAACAGGCACCACATACAGAATTGCAAAAATTGATGCTAGTGGTCAAATAATAACATTATATTATGGAGGAACAGGGGTTTGTGGAGCACCACTATAAAATAAAAATATGGCAGCAGTAACATTAACATATAGCGAAACTTCAAAAGGATGGCCATCATTCTATTCATTTATACCTGAAAAAATGATTGGCATGAATAATTATTTGTATTCATTTAAGGGAGGTAAGTTGTACAGACACAATACAAACGCATTACGAAACAACTACTATGGAGTACAACATAGCTCTACCATTTCTAGTATATTTAATATCAAACCTTTAGAGGTTAAATTATTTAAAACAATTTATTTAGAGTCAGATTCTGCTTGGGCTGCCACTTATAATTCCGACATGCATAATCCTGGTGGTAGTTTATTATCTTCTTACTTTGTTCAAAAAGAAACAGATTGGTTTTCTTTTTTAAGAGCCGATGAAAATACAGTCAACTTTAATTTAAGGTCTGCTAATGGTCTAGGTGATGTAAACTCCGTTGATTCAACAGATATAACAGCGGTTCTTCTTTCATTCTTATTTGACATTGGTTCAATAATATCTGTCGGAGACACTGTATATTTTGGCAACACACCAACACTAGGTGGAAACGTAGTATCTACAACAAGAGATACTGTAACGATAAACACCGATATTACAGGGGGCGCAGTACCAACAGTGGGGTCATTTATTTGTTACATAAAAAACAGTGTGGCAGAATCGCATGGAGTACGAGGTCATTATTTAGAGTTTACCCTAAGTAATGGGCCTATTGAAAATCCAAATTCAGTTGCGGTTGAACTATTTGCTGTAAAAAGCAGTATGTTTAAAAGTTACCCTTAAAATTTGTATCTTTGTTGTTAAACTTATAAATTTACCAATATGGCAGTAATAGCAGCAATAACAGCAGCTTTTGGAATGGCGGGTTCCTTATCTCAAGCAACAACAGCTAAAAGAGCTCAGGAAAGAGCTAGTGAAGAGGCGGCTTTAGCTGTAGCTCAAGCTAGAGATGCCATAAGCAAAATGCCGGTATTAGAAAAGGGTATACCTGTTCTTGCAATGGAGCAAATTCAAAAAGATTCATTAAGACAAAGAAAGCAATTACTTGATGCCGTAAGAGGTTCAGGTCAACGAGCTGTATTAGGCGCTGTTCCTACAATAGGAGAACAAATATTAACTCAAGAAGAAAAACAAAGAGGTGTAGTTGAAACACAACTTAAAGCTAGGGAAGATGAAATTGTAAAAGCTGAACAAGCTAAACAAGATTTAGAATTACAAATGCTTACAGCAAGTGGAGCAGCAGCTAGACAAAGAGCGGCAAATGCTGCTAGACAAGGAGCTTTAGCTGTTGGTCAAGCTGGGGCATCAGCGGCAGCATTAGGAGGAGAAGTTTTAGGTATGACTAACTTGTATGGAGGTGAAGGTAGATTCCAAAGAAATGTAGATAAATTTTTAGAAGGAAAAAATCCCGGTGAAAATTTTGATAGAGATGCGTTTGCTTCGTTTGTAGAAGAGAAAGCGGGAGTCGGTGTTGATTCAGCTGCTACATATGGAGACGCAACTGATTTAATTAAATCGGGAGTTACAAACGTAGATGGAACTGAGGTGGATTTATATGAATTATTTTTACAAGAAAATCCTTTTGGCCCTTTACCATCATCTAACACTGAGACTTCACCATTAGGTTTAATATCAACCAGCGAATAATGGCAACAAACAATAGCACTTATTACAACCCAAAGGGCAACAGGTTTACAGGAATGTTTGATTCGGGACAGGGAAGTGATTTTGTACCAGTAGATTGGTCGAAAATCACAGGAGATATTGTAGATAAATTACAAACTGTCGATAAGGAAAGGGAAGACAAAAGGAATGATATACAAACCAAGACTGACGAACTACTTACAGACTTAAGAGATTACCAGGCTGGTGGTAACAACACATTTAATGGATATGTTTTAGATGGATCCACACAAGTAAAAGACTATATGCTAATGCAAAATAAGTTGTTGAAGCAAGGCAAGCTTGATCCTAATGCATATACCAGGAACTCACAATTATTACAAGACGATTGGAATTCTTTTCAAGAAGCAGCTAAAACCTTTAATGATGATTATGCTGCAGCAATAGAAGCGGTTAATGCAGGAGATTCATCTAAATTAGCTCAGCTTAGCTTTGATGAAATGCAAGCAGCAACAGATATACAAAATAGTAGATTAATAATAAATACTGATGGAAGATTATATTCTCAAACAGGAGATGGAAAGCTAGTAGGTTTTACTAACATGAACGCGAGACAAAAAGATTTACCAAAAAATTACAACATCGTAAATGGCGCTAAAGGTTTTTCGTCAACTTTAGGAAAATATAAAAAAGCCTATCCAAAAATGACTATTGAAGACATTACCAAGCAACCGGATTTTGAAAAAGCTAGAGATACTTATATTGAAGGAGTTTTAAATCAGGGTACTGGTAGAGACTTCTTAAGTATCTTAACACAAAATGGATACGAGCTTACTCAAGATCCATCTCAAGTAAATGAAAACACTATACTAGTAAAAGCAGATTCAAACGGAATGCTACAACCAGATAAAGAGTCTCTAGAAAAACATAGAGGGCGTGCCAAAGAAATAATGCAAGAAGCGATTAGTGTACAGCTTGACATGATTCAATCACCAGGTGGTACAGTATCCGACAGCTTAACATTATACAATAGAAAACGAGGTGATGAATTAAAAGGCGGCGGCGATGTATATGCGTTAGTTGCAGATTTACAGTCACAAGATGCTAATACAGTTGATTCAGCAGCTACACAATTACAAAATATATTTAGTGGCATAACTAGAATTCAACATTTAAGAGATGATGCAGGTAGAAATATAGGTATGCAAATATATACTGATACATCTAAACAACCTGTTCCAGTTCAGTTTAAAGATCCAAATGGTAATATAAAATCTAGAAGCCAAATAACTGCGGAATTATTCCCTATATTTAATGGTGGTAAATTAACCACTCAACAACAATCAGATATTAAATCAGAATATTTAAGTGGACTTTCAGAAGAGCAAAGATCTACATTCAATTCAACGTATAACACTCCTTTTATTAGTGATACAGAAACCTTTGGGTTAGATTTAAGTAAACCTACGGTTATTGATCAAACAAATATAATTAATAAGGAGAACAAAGATGCTGCAACAGCACATACTACAGCTCTTAAAGATATACTAGATGATGACGAATTAACTAAACTCGAAAAAAAGAAAGAAATAAAAGACTTAAATAAACAATATCAACAACAACTAGGAAATTCTCTTTTGTTTACTAATAAGGATGGAGTGACTGAATCATTAAGGCTTGAGCAAGATGATGAATCAAATTTAGTAATTAAAGAGGGCGGAAAAACTTATACTATAGTGAATACAGTGACAGGAGATGTAGATCTTGCAGCTTTACAAAGAATTATAAATTCTAAACAAGCTCCAAAAGGATCTCTTACAACTAGAAATGAGGGGAGATGGTCGAAACTAAATAACAAAGATTAAGTATTTTAAATGGAGCAAGAAGCACTAAGACTATCATATGATCAAGCGGTTGAAGAGGGTTACAATGGTGATATAGCTGAATTCTACACACTACTTCAAACAAACACTGAAGCTGTAGACTTAGCCTACAACATGGCTAAAGAAGAGGGTTATAAAAACTCTCAAAAATCTTTTGAAGTATTACTAGGCTTAAAAAAAAAAGAAGAAAATTTTCCAGAGTTATTTCCTTCCGAATATCAAAGCTCAAATTTACCTTCGGATGTAAATTTGAATATTAATAAAAAGAAGGAGCCTGTACGTATTAAAAGATTAGATCCTACAGTTAAAGAACTATCATTAACTGAACAACAGCAAGATTTAATACAGCCAGAATCAGAACGAAAAGGTAGGGTAAATCAAATAAAAGTAACAGAAAGTTTATTAGAAAAATCCTCACTAAACAACAAAGTTCAATCTATTTTAAAAACCACGCCCTCCGACACACCAGAAGGCGGTATGCCATTTGACCCCGACAAACCTTACATTGTAAATAGAAGTTTGATGGTTGGTCAAATAATTTCTGAAATGCCCGAGTTAAATGACATAAAAGGTGAAGATGAATTAAATACATTTCTGGAAAACAACCCTGATGTTATTGAGAAATTTGAACAAAAAGTTAAAGAAAAATTACAAACTTATATAGATAACACTCCTGATGACTCTATCTATAAATACAAAGATTTTGATCCATCTCAGTCTGTAGATGCACAAACTATGATGGGTGCACTAACAAATAAAATATCAAAAAAAGTTGATGCTGACCCTGATAAACTTGCGGTAGTTGAGAGTTTGTACAGTGGATTAAGTGGATTTAATTTAAACGAACTTACAAATTACTTTGACGAAGATGTTGCCACAGAAGCGGGTCTAGACAAAAGAAATAGAATTATTCAGTCGGTTCAAGATGGTAATTTAGACTTAATAGATAAGTATAGTAATCAGGAATTTGGTGATGAGGATGATGTAGAAAGGGGCGCTTTAGCTTTGGACATAGAGAAATCAAGAGCTTTAGGATTTTACATTCAAGATAAAATAAAAACATTAGATGATAGAGAGGCTTTGTTACAATTAAATCCAGAGAAAAACAAAGATGCTTTAAGCAAACTGAAAGAAAACAGAAAAGAATTAATATTAAATTTTGGTCAATACAATCGTGAAAATTTACCCTTTTTAAACAATTATTTATACAAAAAAAAGGTTAGGCTTGCTGATGAATACGTTTCTGGAGATATGGGATTATATAATCCAGGTGATGTTTTGCATGGAGGATATGAAGGTGTCAGAGAAGGTTTAGAGGGAGGATATGGAGCTGTAATTGATGTAGCTTCAACAGCATTGGATGCCATTGGTTTAAATGTATTTGCAGAAGACTTACGTATACACCGTAATTTAAATAATTTACTATGGACAGATCCCTCTTCTTTTTCTTATGCAGAAGGAAAGGCTGTAATTCATGAAGGTAAAAAATATATAGTAACACCAGAAGGGCAGGTGATAGATGAAGAGAGAGAAGTTGATGTTTCTTTTTTTGGAGAGCAAGCGGGCATTGATTTAAAGTCAATAAGGAATAAAGCTAAATTATCTGACAGAACAGAATCAACAGTTAGTATGTATGGCACTTATCAAATGGGAGCTAATGTAACAGGGAATCTTGCAGTTCAGTTGGTAGGAATGAAAGGCGTAGGAGCTGTTTTAAAAGGAGGCGGCAAGCTTACTTCAGCTGTAGGATACGGTAAATTATCCAAACAAGCTACTATGAGAACTAACGCAATGTTAAGTACAGGAGCTGTAGTTTATTCATCTACTTACAATCAAGTATTAGAAGAAGGTAGAGCATTGGGATTACCCGATAAGTTAGCTCATAAATATGCTAATGAAGTTGCTACAACAACAGGCTTAGTAGGGGCTATAACTGCAGTTACAATTTCTCCAAACATAGGGGGTCAGCAATTATTCGCAAGAACCTCACCAAAAGAAATAGCTAGATATTTAATTAAAAACAAAACCAGTAACAATATTCCTGCTAAAGTAATAGATTTTTTAAAAGGAGGGTTTGTTGAAGGCACCTTTGAAGCAGTTCAAGAAAACCTAGAACTTCTTGGTGAAGAATATGCTAAAAATAAAATCAACACAGAAGTGGGTAAAGAATTATTTAAACCTGTTTTTACTAAGACCAGTGTAATGAATAACTCTATTGCTGCATTTGCATCCGCAGGTCTATTGGGTGGAGGAGGAAGTATTAATACTTCCAAAGTTACTTTTTATAATCGCTTAGGTTCTAATCAAGAATTGTTTCAAAAATATATGAAAATGTATGTAGAGCAAGGGTTAATCGATCAAATTGGTGCGGATAAAATTGTAAATGAAGTAAAGAATTATCATCAATATAAAAATAAATTACCAGAAAAATTTAGAACTATTCCTGATGCAATCAAACTAACTAACTTGTTAGCAGAAAAAACCAGATTACAAGACTTGTTAAAAACTCAAGATGAAGTTTTTAATCAAGATACTCAAACAAGAATAGAAGCTATCGACAATGAGGTTAAACGTATAACAGATGCAGCTGCAAGGAAAAAAATATCACCGTCACCAGACATAGAAGAAGAACAAAGTATTACAAATCAACAAGCCATTGACGCAATAGCAAAAGATAATGAAGGCAGAAAAGAAAGGGGTGAAGAATTAATAGGATTTACAGAACAAGATATATCAAATAAAAAACAAGAACTTTTAAAACAACAACAAGATGCCAGTACGGAGCAGAGCGCAGTGGCGCAAACTAGCCAAGACCAATCCACAACTACTACGGAAGTGGCTGAAGGAGTACCCGGTCAAGTTCAGCAGTCTACCGGAGAGGTTGACACAGAAATCGAGGGTGCAGTCGACACGACAACGCAGGAGGAGATAACTCCTGAAGATCAGTTAGCCGCAGAAGTAGAAGCGACAACCGAACAAGAAGCAGAGCAACAGTTAGATGAATTGCTTGATGAGACTGAAACTAAAAATGAAAATGTTACAACTGTAGGTACAGAAGGTAGAAATAAAAGTATATCTAGTAAGGCAAGCGCACAAACAAGAGCTGAAGGTTTTAACACTAAAACACCAGAGGGTAAAAAAAGATTTAATAAAATTAAAAGTGAAATCACACAGGCCTTCAACAAAAAAATGAGAACCCTAAAGAGGGCTGCTAATTTATTGGGTAAAATTTTACCGAACACTAAGATTGTTTTAGCAGAAACAAAAGCTGAGTATGATAGGTTAAGGGGTGAAGACTCTGATTCAGTAGGAGCTTTTAGGTTTACCAAAGATGGAAAGACTGCTATACTTATTGATGTTAGCGCTCTCAGCACTGACAAGGGTATAGAAACTTTAGTCCACGAATTATTTCATGCAGTCTTGTATAAAAAATTCGGAAGAAATAAAGAAAAAATTAGAAGGGTAACTGATAAGATGGTTAAAGAACTTCAAAGAACTTTACAAAATTCTAATGATTCAAGCCTTCAGGATATAGGTAATGCATTGGTTAGGTTTAGTAAGCAATACCCAGAAGGGAAACAAACTGAAGAGTTTTTGTCAGAAACTTTAGGTTATCTAGCTGAAAGATTTGATCAAGTACGAAGAGATTCAAAAGCCTTAAAAATTGTAACTGATTTTGTAAATAAAATTAGTGAGCTACTAGGTGTAGGTAAAGTAAAAAAAGAATTAGCTAAGGATCCTGACAGGGTGTTAAGAGCTTTAGCTATGGTCGCTAAAAAAATTCAGAGTGGTGAAGTATTACAAGATACAGACTTTGATATTTTAAATGAAATAGAAACAGAGGTAGATCAAGAAGGTACTGACGCTCCTATAGTTACAGGTGCAGTGGACTTTGTTACTGAAACAGATACAACTGCAGACGAAGATGTTACTGTTACAGTGCTTGAAGATGTTGAGGTAGATGAAGATGTTGAGGTAGATGAAACAACTACAGAAGATAGGGTGGTTGAAAAAAAGAAAAAGCCTACGACTACCGAAGCCACATCAACTACATTACTTGGAAAAATATCTACCGAAATTAAGAAAGCAATCAAACAAGCAAAGAGCCAACAAAAGAAAATTAAAAGAGAAGTGGCTTTAGCTATAAGAGAATCAGTTAAACAAGGTACACTGTCAGCAAAGCAAGCCTTAGTGTTAGCAAAGAGAGCTTTGACCTTGAACGTAGATAGCCCATTAGCTGTTGAAAGATTTATTTTATACACAAAAAAAGCTTTTGCTGATGCAGATAATATATTTAAATTAAAAACAGCAAATACACTTAGAAAGCAATTAAAGAAAATAGGTAATACTAAAACCATAGATGCAGCTATTGCGGCAGCTGCAAAAAACTTTGCACTTATGGATCCTATTTATGTAGAGGATCTTGATTTATATAATCAATTAGCTAAAGAACTTGTTGACGGATCTAAATCAAGTCGAGTATTAAAAGGTGAGTTAAAACAAAAAAGAACTGCTGATCTTGCAAAGATAAATGCGTTTGCAGATAATCAACTTGAAAAAGAAAAGGTTGAAATAGAAGCTACGATGAGAGATGAATTTGAAGCCATGACAGGCATCGATGCAAAGGATATGACTTATGCACAGATGAAAAGTTATTTAGATGATAAAACGCCAGCACCTAGTGAACAAGATGAATCAATTATTCGTAAAGCTGTAACAACTATGTTCAATAAATATTCCGAAACCATAAAACAAATGTTGTCAAGTGGTGTGGATGCAGCAACCGGAAACCCACTAGATTTAAGTGCAGCTCAAAAATCTATTGTAAAAAGATTTATGGATATGGATTTATCTGTAATGGGAATTAAAGAAGTAATAAGAGCAGTAGATGCATTAAATAATTTTATTGTAAACAGAAATACTGGAGGCATGGAGACGGTAGTTAATAATAATAAAGGAGCCTCCAATGTATCGAAAATGGTTAAAGATGGTAAAATCGTAAAGCCTAAAACTAAGTTTAAATTTTTATTTGAAAATTTAGTAAACCCAGTTGCTAGAGATTTTGCATCTTTAACAATATATCTAAAATCTTTGTTAGGTGGTCTTGATAATTCTATTGATTTTAAAATGATGAGCGGTTTAGTTTTTTTTGATCAAGGGGCTAGTTTGGCTAAAAAACTTACTGAAGAAATAACTGATAATTATGCAAAAAAGTTTAGTAAATTAAGGCCTAATAATGAATTGTTTAATTCTATAAAAAATATTTTAGAAAGAGGAGTATATGCTTTTTTAGTTAGAACAACCAGTGGTGATATAAATTCTAGCAATAAAGAATTTAAAAGAAGATTAAGGTTGGTAAAACAATCTATAGAAAAATATCGAAGAGGAGATAAAAAACAACAAGAAACAGCTGATGTTCTTCAGGAAATATACGATAAGATTAAGGGTGCAGAAAATTCATTGGAAATTGAAAATGCTTTTGACCAAGTTAACAAAGATGCAGTTATTTTCTGGCAAAATGAATGGGCTAGAATATACCCACAGCTATCTGAAACAAGCTATAATATATATAACCAAATATTAGGAAATGATGTAAATTTTACTCCAGATAAATTTTCTGCATTTGAGGCAGATACAGAAGTAGAACTTGATAATCAAAGTGCATTTGCATCTTTTTCAGGAACTGTGTTCGGTAAGAAAAAAGCAGGAGTTTTATTTGAATCTACTAAACCGCAGCAACTACCGAAAGGTAGAGTTGTTAATTTCAACTTTGATTCAAACATGGCTAGGTCAATGGAGTCTGCACAAATGGATGTGCAAACTGCTCAGGCATTTAATCAAGTAAAAGGATTTGTTGAATCTCCAGATTTTAAAAAATTAATTCCAGACAATACAGTAAGAGAAATAACTGCTGAAAGAATTATAAACTACATTAATAAAACTAAAAAAAATGTTTACATACCCAAAAAACAACAAGGTTTTATAGATAAATCATTAGATTTTTTAGCAAACCTAGGTGTTTCGCGTGCGCTATCTGGACTTGCTCAGCCTTTTAAACAAACAATACCTATGATGTTTGATATATTAATTACCTCGGGCGGAAAATTAGACTTAGCATCATATACTAATAAAAGTATACAAAATTGGATAAATAAATCCGGTGCATCAGTGGCCCTTCGTGGAGGATTGTCAACTGCAGATATGTCAAAACTAGAAAGCTTTATCAACTCAGACGAAATTATAGAGCAAGCTAAAGATCTTAAAAATCTTCCAAAAATTATTAAAAGAATTAACGATATAGGTTTGAAATACTTATTAGTAAAACCTGATCAAATGATAGCACGCGTGGCTTTTATAACTTACTACAAACAAAAACTTTCTGAAAAAGGAGTTAATGTAGAATCAATAAATTGGGAAACTCACAAGCCAGATAAAGAAGCTGTTGCTTATGCAGATGCACAAGTAGATATACAACAAAACATTTCTAATTCTGAAATGTTCGGAAGGTTTTTTGAACCAGGTGATGGTTTACTTAAAAGAGCAAGGCAATTATTTATGCCTTTTGCGTCACACGCTATGAATTTAAAACTTAGGATATACACGGACATGTTAACCTTAATTAGTAATACAGCCTCGGCGGCTGAAAAAAGAAGATCAATAACTTCGTTAATAGGTGCATCCACACAATTAGCAGCATTTCACACAATGAGTTACTTTATAGCTTCTTCACTTATGTCGATCGGAGCAGATGATGATGAGAAAACAAGAAAGAAAAGGCTTAGTAATATTAAAAAAGGAAGGCTAGGTAATTTAGTGTCAGACTTTTTAAGTCCGATCAATCAAAATTATGTAAATGATGTAACATTGTCTGCAATTAATGTGTTTTATCGCAACATTACTGGGGATGACAAGGAATTATTTTTTGGAATTAGCGATAGAGAAACCTTTTTGGAGAAATTCGGGCAAATAGGTATTCCAATTAAGAAATTTAAAGAACTTATTGACATAAGCTTTCTCGCTTACGGTGATGGAGTTTATGAAGATAGCTATGGTAATAAAAGAAAAATAAGTAAAAAACAACAAGATAATTTAAAGTTTGTTGCTGTTCCATCAATACTTTACAATTTAGGATTACTTCCGGCAGAAGCAGGAACATATGTAAGAAACTCTGTAAGAGAAGCTAAGAAAAATACTACGAAGGCTAATTAAAGTAATGAGTAAGTCTCGCTACTTGCCCGTGCTCTAGGTGATGAACAAATCCTTCAACAGCTTTAGGAGATCCAGTATATCCTTTTCTACTATGCCAGCTGTCTGCAGACGAAGGACTTCTTAAATACTCTACAGTTACCCCAACAAAATCTTTACCATCTAGCCATTTATGTTTTACTTTGTGGTGCAAATGATGTAAGTACCAGTATCTTCTTTTAGCTTTTGCCCACATCATAGGTTTTTCTTGAGCCATTAATAAAGGTAAATCAGAAAGTTTAGCGCCATCCCCATGCTCTAACCCAATCAATGAGCTTCCATACTGATAATACTTTCTGTGATTTACTGTAACATCAAAAGTTATATCTTTTGCTTTTCTAAACCACGCTTGTAATGTGTGAGCTAGATGAAATCCAGATTGATAATCATGATTACTCATGCTGTGTACTACATCAACAGGGGCTACGGCCCTCAGCATTTCAATACACTTAACATAAAGCTTTAAAGCAATTTCATAATGCTCCCACCATTTACCATCTGTGTCTTGTCTTGTGCCTTTTGTAGTGGTATTATATACATTGTCAACATGTAGCACATCATTACCAATGCAAAATAATATTTTCTCGACATCAAATCCTATGGATTTAGCTAGTAGTCCTTTTACTCCTTCAATCACTCTATCACAAGCTACATCTGTATTATATTCTTCTCCTGTCTCAATCTCTTGAGCGTACTTACCAATATGAATATCAGCTGGGTTTATAACTAATAAGTGAGGATCCTTGCTTTTAGATCTTTTTATTTTTTTATATGTAGGGGCATGGTCATGAATAAATTTATTTACATTCTTCATCATTTGACCCTCATCCAAACCATAATCATCTTTAGTAACTATAGAGAATCTATATTCACCTGATGCGCTCTGCCAATGCTTTACACTTACAACTGAATCCGGATCTATACCTCTTTCCTGAAGATGTTTAGCTAACTCAGAGTTTTCATTTTCATTTACATTAACAAATGCATTTGAGCGATACTCAAGTATCAACTCTTCTTCCTGTGGGGAAAGGCGCAGCCTTCTACCATAGGTTTTAGCATTTTTAGATTTCATCCTGATAATTTAATTGGGTTTGTTTGAGTAGTTGAATCAAAGAGTTTATACTATGGTCTAGGTTGGGGTAATCTTGATCAGCAAGAGCTTCGTAAATTTCATCTGATCGGTCGTGAATCTCATCCATCAATCTATTGATGTAAACAAAGTTAACGCCTGATGAATTTTTTACGCTCATTTACCTTATATCCATAATATAATATTGTATTCCCAGATGAAGTTTAGTTAGTTCTACTGTAAGTTAATAAAATATTTTAATAAATACACAAAAAATTTAAAGAAATTGTGCAAAATCTTTAATACCTAGGTTTGTTTGTAGGTAAAATTTTTCTAATTGAGTGAATATTTCGTCTGAATAAACTACTTGTTGCTGGATTTTGAATTTTTTTTCCTCACCATTTTCTGTAAAAAGATAAAAGGTATTATCATCGCTAAGACTTGGAGCCATATGTACGTCATAATATGAAACTAATTGTGTGTGATAGTCTGCAATTACAGTTTTTACATAAAGCTCTGTACTATTAGTCAGTGCGCATATATTAACGACAGGAGTTTTAGGATCTTCCTTATATATATCTAAAATCTTAAAACGTTTGGTTGCTTTTCTCATACATTAAATAGTAGCCAGCATTCATGTAATCTAAATAATCATTTACATCTATCTCACGAATGTCAATTAAAATTAATGAATTAGTTAGATATTTCAAAAATTCTACCTCAAAATATATTACTTCTGATTTTATTTTTAAAGCTCCAGCTATTATTTGCTCTTGATCGTTAACTTCAACTTGATTAATTAAGTCTTCTAGGTATTTAGAAATAGATATAGCTCGTTTAATTCCAAAGCTTCTTATGCTTTCAATAAATAAATCTTCCACCTCAACGTTCTTCTCCTCTATATACTTCGACTGTAAACCCATATTCCTGTAATTCTTTTAATCTATATTCTTGGAGCTTTGATACTTTCCCATTGGGTTTTTTTATTTCAGAAAAAATAACATCCACTCCCGGCGGAATAGCTATCACGTCAGGTATGCCATTTTTATTTGTCTTGATTAACTTGATTACGTAGTAACCAGCTGACTCTAACTGCTTAATTCTCTTTGCTTGAATCTGCTGTTCAGTCATACTATAAAGATAAGAAATCTGATTTGAAATGCTGTAGAGTGTAGTCTTTCTTTTTAGAAACAGCTTTATAAATTTGTCTCTCTATCCCATCTTTGCTGAAGATCCAGTATATATCGTTCTTCAATCTATCTTTGGTAGTCATCCTATCTCTTGATTGCCAATAAGATGTGGCGCTAAAATCTATATTATAATACACAAGGCAGTCGGCTTCTTTTAAACTTATACCTTCTCTACCGCTAACGATTTGAAGGGCAATATGTTTTTTTGTGTTTTTAAATTCTTCTAACTCAGTACAAATCTCATCGCCAAATTCTTCTTGCAAAGCCTTCAATTCTGCTGTAAATTTGTAAAAGATTCCAATCTTTTTATCTTTAAATCTTCTCTTAATAAACTTAGCTTTACTTGAATCAATCACCATAGATTTACCGCTTTCAAATTTAACGGTGCCAGAATACATTTGATGTAGCTTGCTCATAAGCTTAACTCCTGTGTCAGCCAGTATAACCTGATCTTTACCTTGTATTACTAAATCTTTTTTTAATCTAGTACAGAGCTTATAAGTTTCTTTTGACATTGGAACAGTCAGTATTGTTTCTTTAGTTTCAACTTTATAACCCGCTTGCTTTTGTGTATAAGAAATAGTAAATGGTTTCATTGCTTGAACGATACCTATTGTACCTTCAGAATAATCCTTGGTGTTAAACCCGTGTAAATATCTCAGAGTTATGTTTACATAAAGTCTAGCAAACTTATAAAACGTAGTATACTTTTTAAAAGGATTCTCAGGGTGACCATAAACTTGATGATACATTTGAGAATAAGATTCAGGAGTAGGGGTTCCTGATAATAAAATATAATAAGGATCATTGATTTGAATTAACTCCTTAACTTGCTTTGCTCTTTTACTAGGCTTGGGATAAGCGCCCATGCTGTGAGCTTCATCACATATAATTACATCCCAACCTCTTTTTTTAATCTTATGTAGGCTTTCATAGTTTATAACTTCAAGCTCGTAATTAGGTAAAAGCATTCGATAATCATTTTCAATACTACTTATGGCTTTTTTCTTAGTAATAAACAAAACTCTGTTGATGTATAAATTATCACATATACCTAAACTAGTAAGAGTTTTACCTGTTCTTACCTCCATGGCTAAATACAATAACTTGCCACGAAGTAATATACCGGTGCCTTGGTTTATTATTTTCTTTTGATAATCCCTATATTCAAATGGTTTTAACCTCATATTTTTTTCTTAACTGACTGTATACATTTTTAAGCCCTTCCATTGCATCTTTCTGTGTTTTATATGTTTTGCTTCCAACAATTTCACTGCTGTAATATTCAGCTCCGTATATATCTCTTCTATAATCTTTACCATGTGAAGAAATACCACCTTTGCGAACACCAATACGATGATCTTTATAGGTACCCGGTATGATATATACTTGCCAATCATTATCAATACACCAATTAAAATCAGAAATCCAACTCGGATTTTGCCTCATCTGTAACCTGTTTGTTTTCATCTTTAAACATAATCCATCTACTCTTGTTATCTCTACCCTCTTCAGGATTAGTTCCTGTTGCGTATATACCATAAGAAACTAACCACTGATAAAATTTTACCCTAGATACTGTCATTTTAGCCTTTGGCGCAAAATCAGGATTGTCTTGTATAAAATCTAAATACAACTCATGCTTATATAATTTATCGTTGAACCTAAGTTTATCGGAACCTGGTGTCCCCTTTAGCAATCCACACCACTCTATAAATTCGTGACAAGTTTCAGCTGACAACTTGCGTATCTTTAAATTTACAAATTCACTTTTTATTAACCCGCTGTGTAAATATAACTGCAAGGATTCAATCATATAATTATCAAACGCACACCACTCCTCATCACTCCAATCTCCAAAAAATAATTTTCCAAACTCCATGTAAGGAGTGTTGGTTGTAGTGTAATGTTGTTTGAATTCAAGCTCCCACTTTCTTCTTTCAAAACTTTGTCCAGCTCCTTTGACTGCATAGTTTGTGGTTAATATAAGTTTGGGAGATTTTTCAAAAGGAATTTTAATCGCATCTTTATTTTTCTTTTCTAACGTTATACCCTCTGTAACAACACTAAACAATCTTTCAAATTCAAAATGTTTTTTTATGTCATCAAAGCAAAGCAACTGCGTGTCAGCTGAAACAAGCTGATAAGCAAAAGACCTTTCAAATGCAAACGCTTTACCATCTATAATGACAAGCTTTTTCATTTGACCTAACGCATTGACTAACAAGGACTTACCAGTACCGCCGTTAGGTTGATCAGATATAACTTCATCATTTAGTATGACAGCTGGTGAGTATGAAAGATTTTTGTGTGCGTGTAATAGGTAACCTAATGTGCTTTCCATAGATTTAACCCTTAAATTATCTTTGTTACATACATTAAATATAAATGTTTTGAAATCACAATGCGTATCCTCACATTCTTGATAAACTCTATGTATGACATGGTCTTTCCAAACAAAACCTTCCAGATCTAAATAGTCTATTATAGTAGTGCTGTCTTTTGTGATTTTTACAGCGCAGTTTTGAAAATATAAATATGCCGTATCCCTTGTGTCAGCTATAAAATAAACATCTACCGATTTTAACAGAGACAGAAAGTCATCCTTAAAATACCTGGTCTTATCTGCAAAAAAATTATATATAGATTTATCTTCTAGTGAATCTAAATACTGTAAAACAAAATCTTTTATTTCGTCCTCACTAGTGTGGTCAATAAGATTGTTCTCGACTCTTACAAATATAGAGCTCTTACTACCTTCAGGTGTATATTTATAAAATCCATTTAGATGAAGGAAGTCTCTGAATAAATTATGTATTATTGTTATTTTGCCTTTTTCACTTTTGTGCCAAAATATTTTATTGGAGCTCTGTGTATCAAAATCATAAATGATTTGATCTATAGCTTCGCTACTTACATTCTGTGTTTTTAAATATTGTCTGACCTGTTGCTTGGATTCACCGGTCTTTAATTTTTTTTTTACATCGTTAATTTTCGACTCATCTTCATAAAACTTAGTACCGAAGTTACCTACGTTTCTGTATGCAGAATCAATTGTAGTTTGAATTTCTAATGCAGTGAAGGATTGGCTTTCAAAATCTTTCATTATATATTCAGCCAAATTTTTATTTACACCAAAATCATTAAAGGCTGCCGCTAGTATATATACGTTGTTGTTTCTTTCACCTTCAATTAATCCATATTTTTTTGTCCACCACTTCATAAGTATCTCTACAATTTTATTTTCATTGGTGATTGGGAACACTGGCACACTGGTGTGTGTGTTTTTTTCTTCAAACTCTTCTTCAATTAGTTCGTCAAAGATTTTGCTTTCATCATTTATGTATATAAACGGATCATACGATTCATAGCAAACTCTACTTATGTTTTTGCTTGTTGAATCAAAGTAAACATTATTAAATTGTTTCGACAATGCTTTAAAGTACCCGACATGATTGTCAGGATCTTGTGGAACTTTGATTAAAACCTTCAATCCATATCCACTGGGTGAGTGAAATGCACAGTGCACAAAATCATTATCCATTAATGAAAGCTTATAATCTTCTAAATCTTTTTTAGTTTTAAATCCATCAAAGTCCAAGCATATGATACCGCTGTACTCTACTAATGAATCATCATTTCTTTTTTGAAATTTGCCTGAAAAACATATTGCTGGTAGTTCTTGTTTTAATAAATTTCTTTTTGTCTTGTCCTTTTCTTTGCGAATCTTTTGAATCAATTCTTTGGACTTACCCGCCTCTATACGTTGAAGAATAAAAGATAGTGGTCGGAAGAAAGGAGTTGAGGTATCCTTTATATTCTTAAATATTGTTATTTCTTTTTGATTCAATTGTTAATTTAATTTATAAGAGGGGCGTCATTTCTGAACGCCCTCTTATTAGTTACTAAACTTTAGAAGTTGATTGATAAATCATCTTCAGGTGTGCCTACACTCGGAGTTTCTTGTTTTGGTTTTGGAGTTTCAAAGTTCATACTTAAATAACTTTTCTTTCCGTCTTGTGCTTTATTAACCCAAGCAGAAATTTTCCAGTCAACACCGTTTGGATCTTTACAAGTTCCAGTGTAATGAGGTTGATTGTTTTCATCTGTTCTGTTTTCATTTGCGAACAGGCTACCTTTACCTTCTTTGTGTACGTAATTACTCATGGTTTTACTTTTATGTTTCGCTCCAATACATCTATTAAGTTTAAGATAATTTCAGTCTTATCTTCTTTCGATTTGCAAGTCATTGGAACTTTAACCCACAATTCAAAGTCTTTGGTTTTTCTAAACCAATTATAAATCTTGTTCAACGTAGAATTGTTCATCGCCTATTATGTATTTGTTATAATATTCAATTGCTTTTAATACATTGTCTTCGCCATGTTGCTTTGCCCAATCTGAAGTTACTCGAAACTTGCCAAGCATTTTAGTTTTTTTACAAACAACAAAAAATTCCACAGGTTTACCAAACATTTTTTCATATAACCAGGCTTGACAGGAATAATAATAATCTTTAAAGCTATATTGAAAACGTTGTATGTTACTACTAGTTTTTAGATCAATTACAGAATATGGTGTAACAATATCTGCTTTACCCTTCCATATTGTATTTTGTATTTTAATTAACCCAGCTGTTTCATATGTGTTGTTGTCATCATATATGTATGGAGCAAACTCATCATTGCTCTGCATAATATTCGCAAGCTCCATTGCCAGCCTGTGTTCTTCGTATGTCAACACCTTATTGTTTTCTTCCCAAGCCTCTTTAAATTTATTTGTTCTTCTAGATTTTACATCTACAAATTCATAAATCTCTGCCTTGTATGGCTCCAGCATGAGCGCATGAAAATAAGTGCCGAACTCAAAGTTTGCAATACTTAAATGATCATGCACCACATCGTTATAGAATTCATACGGCTTATTTATTATTGTGCCGATTTTAGATTGAGATAAATATTGTTTGCCAAACTCACCATAATAATCCTCATCATTATTAAGCCTATCAAGTATTTCTTTTTCGGTCATTTGAGTTCAGTATTAAATTTATATTTGATTGCATTATCCAGTCTGTTTTATTTTCCAGTTTGCTTAACAGACTTTGCATTTCCTTTAGTTTTTTCTTGTTCATTTTTTATTTTGTTGAGTTCTTGTTTTAATTTCTTTAAGGTAGCTACATCAGGATTGTGTCTTTTTTTAACCTGTGCCATAACTGATTCAATACTATGCTCCATGTTTTGCTTATATACTTTTAAAGTATTTGAAAACTTTTCAGTGCCGTACATATATGCATCACCAATCTTTTCAACCTTGACAGGTTTTACTGCAATTACTTTATCGCTTACATCAACCAGATCTTCCCCAGCCCACAACGACAATCCTAATCCATGCATTGCAATTGCTTTTACTGTACTCCTTTGTATTGTTTTATTTACATGAAACGAACTAACTCTATCAATAGTAAGTGAATTATTTCTGTTATCCATTACTGGAAGATAATCTATATGCTCTACACCATTAATAGTTACACCTACTTTAACGTAGGCAGTTTTTCCGTCAGTAAAATAATTTAAACCTGTGTGTTCACTTTCGTAAACCTTTCTTGTACTATCTGGATATTTATCTTTTACTATTGCCCAAGCATATGCCCAAGACAAATAACTAAATCCCCCTTTGCTTTTTAACTTATCATCTATACTTATAGCTGTAAGTTCTTTAAATGTTGATTTCATTTTTCCCATTATTAATTAATTTTTCTTTATAATTTTTTGCTTCAAGAAATTTTTTCAAAACTTTACCGCGCATATCTTTTAATGCATTGAAATGTCTTGTGTTATTTCTTATATTAATTTCAAGTTGAATTTTGTTTGTAATTCTTTGCAGACTATTCTGCAAATTATCAGTCATTACATTGTAAACACCATACTCAAATCCATATTTCTCAAATACTGTGTACTGATCTTTTGTAATCTCTTGATAAAAATCGCCTTTCATTTTGGTATTAAAAATCCTAAATACACCATTGCATTTCATAATCTTTATACCTTTATATATATATGAATCGCACTCCTTATCAAACAAAGATGCTACTCCATGTTGTTTTTGTGCTTGTTTCCAAACCTCTTCTCTAGTCATTTATAATCTTGTTGATTAGTTGTTTCCAGTCAGGATCTGTATTGATTAAGTCCTCGACTTTTGCTTTACCTCTAGTAATCTGACTATCATCTAGTTCAAGTCCATTTTCTTTACATCTTTCTAATATAAAGTTACCTCGCATATTTCTTTGTGAGCATAAGTAGAACAATAAATCTCGTGCTTCAACATTTTCTCTCTTTCTAGTTTTGGTGAAAATGTCATCTTTAGATATTTCAAGTACATCTTCCACTACTCCAACGTACTTATCAAATATTTTTCTTTTCATTAAATTAAATTTTAGTCAAGCAAAATACAAAAATTTTGCAATAGTTCAAAATAAATTTTACATTAAATCTGCCTGAAAGCAATCATCAGAGCAGTAACCTTCTTTGTCTATTGGTTTTTCACAACACTGGCATTTATGCTCATTGTTCCAACCTCTATAATCATGTTCTTGCCAAACTAACCAGCTATCGTAGTCCATAATTTACACATCATTATAATTATTATTAAAATTAAAGTTCCAAAGAAACTGATGCCACAACCAATGGTATCTTTTTGTCTATCAACCCTTCTTTCTGTTTTAATTCGGATTGTTTTTAGATCTCGAATGATTCTTTGAAGTTTGTTTCTGTCCCTTGTATCAACAAAGTCCAGTGTCTGTTGTAATGTCTGTATTATTTTTTTCATATAGTTTTACTTTTGTGTGAGTTTCGTTATAAAAAAACAAATCAATCTCATTATTGTTATCATACTCTACAACAACAACGTCTCCAGTGTCATGATTAAAGGCATAGTCATAAGGTTTTATATCTCCCTCTTCGACTATCCAGAAATCACCAAAGTTATCAATCAGCTTTCTCATTTTCATCATTTTTTTCTAATTCATCTGCATATTCACATGCTGAATTATAAACATTGTTATCGTATTGCATGACATAATCTACAAAATTATCATACCATTCTAATCGTTGCTTTAAGTTTTTGTTTTCTGTTTGCAATGCCTCAATCATTTGTCGGTATTGTTGCATTAAATCTTCTTTACTTGTCATATTTGTTGGGTTTTAAGACAACCCCTCTTTCGAGGGGCTATCAATTAACAATTAAACTAAACTAAACATATCATGAAAATCACAATAATATTTTTATACTACCAGCTTGACTGATAATAATATTCTTCATCTTTACTTATATCTTTTAACTGCTTTATGGTGTCTTCAATGTCAGTCATATATTCTTCTGCATATTCATGGTTGCCGAAGAAAAAACCCTCTGTTGTAGGTAAAACCTCTTTAGCTAGTTTTTCAAATTCTTGTGAAGCCCCATATTGTTCAAACAATTCTTTTATTCCAACACATATTTTATATAGTTCGACAAGTTGCTGATAATCTACATAGTATTGAGCGCAATTATCAATACCGCGTTGTGCGTTATCAACAAACCATTGATGAATCATATTGGCTTTGCGCCAATACGCAACCTCTTGTTCTACATACGTTGCGTTTTTTGTGTCAATTGTTTTACCACCTTTTACAAGTGTTAATTTAGATCTATTTTCTTTTGGGGTGTGTTCCCAATTTTTTATATAAATCTTTTTAGTTAAGTACATATCTAATCCCATAGTTTTAAGTTTTGAATTTTAAATGTAATGTATTTGTATTTAATTTGCAAGTTTTTTATTATTTATTTTAGTTTTGGTTAATGTTTTATTGTTTGACTTAATACTTCCATAGCTTTATATTTTCTTATATAATCTATGTGCTTTTTATCATTCAACCAATAATCAACAGCCCTAATCAAAGTTGTTTTCTCTTTATGTTTTTTTAAATAATTATATAAGTTTTGAAAACACTTTTGATCTTTTTTAGATAAATTGCAATAAGTATATCTATTTGCTTTTAGTTTTGGTAAATAATCTTTTACTTTCATAGTTATTTATTTATTAAGTTTTTTAATTTGTTATATCGCAATCGCCATTCGCCAGTTTTTGACTAATGATATAAGAATTGGCATAGGCAATTAACATATCTCTGCTTATATTTTTATCCTTTATTGATATGCATAGTAAGTAAAATTCTTTTTTCATAATTATTTAGTTTATTTTATATCATGAAATTCTTTCATGACTTCTTCTTTTGTTTCGTGCCACTCTCCGACATAATCATTCTTTATTCCTTGCAATTGATATAGTGGCTTATTATTATAATGATCATATCCTTGAAATATCTTAAATCCCTCTAGAAATAAATAATCATCAAATAATGTTCTATATTTTTTCTTTTGTTCTACTCCTAAAAATCTTTTCATAGTTATATATTTATTTTAATATCCGCCGTAGAATCCGCCCTCAAAATTTGCATACGTTGGCAGTTCTTTTTTCTCTAGCTTTGCAATTTTCTTTTTAAGTTTGGCTATTTTCTTTTTTCTTCTTTTTGCAATTAGATCTAAATGCGCAATATATCTTTGAAATTTATCATTCATAGTATTTAATTTTAATTGTTAATAATAATCGCCGTTTTTTATCTTATCGGCTTTTTCTTGTGCTTCAAATAACAAATCGATTAATTCATCAAGAGCTTCAGTTTTTGCCATGTAGTCGCTACCTTTTTGGCTATCTTCCCACCCATTCCATTTATCAATTTGATTATCTGCTTGTTCTTCTCTAGTGTAAACCTCATCTTTAATTTCTTCAATATAGGTTTCAATTTGAGATATTATTTTAGTTAATTTTGCCATAAAATTTAGTTTTAATTGTTAGTTGATAAGGGGGGAATCGAACCCCCCAATTAACCATTTTATCATTTAGAACATTAAGGCAAGTTCTGAAGCCGTTACATTGGTTAATAAATGATGAACTATTAAGAGCCAACCGAACACAAAAAGCGAAGCTAAAGCCGTTAAAAATCCGTTTATTAATCCGTTTAAAAGTTGTTGAGTTTTCATAATTATTTATTTTAAATTAAGTTTATATATTATTTCGTGTTTAGTTTCTGTAATGAATTCTAAACCGAAGCCGATTTTATTTAAAATTCTTTCCATTGAAGAAAAACCGCAAGCCCCGTCTAGTGTTGTTCTGGTGTGCTTTGATGCGCGTTTTTGTGATTTTCGCGTTTTGGTGTTGTAGTGGCGTAATCCATAAAAACCGCCTTTATCATAACTGCCATAATTAGCCGTTAGGCGCTTTAATTGTTCGCCGAAATAATCCGCGATAAAATCGCCAAAGGCCGTACCTTTCATATCGTAACCGCCCCCACAAGTAGAAGAAATTTTATTTCCTCTTGTGTCTTTAAGCGTGCAAATATTCCAGCCGTAAGTATCACGACCCTTTGAAGTTGTCCACTTAAAAACTAGCGTTTCAAGTTTCCAATTGTGAGACAAAAATTCTTGCCTTGTTTGTTTGTTTAATAAGTATTTCATAATAATAATTTTTAATTGTTTGATACAAATATAAATAAATAAATTATTAATATGCAAATAAATTGCAAAAAAAATGCATTCAACAGATTAAAAAAAGTTTTGCTTTACCCCTAAATTTGTTTATGCTTGGTTTTTTGGTGGGGGGTGTAACACGAGGGAAGGCCGAGGGCGCACAAACTCGGAAAGTTTGCAGAACGCAGAACGTAGCGAGGGGAAACCCTAGCGGGGCGGAGGTGGACCAACCAGGGCAGAAAAAAGCTAAAAAATCCACAGAAAAAATAATTTTATAAAGTAAAGCGACTAAAAAAAAACGGTTTTAATTTTAGGGTGTGTGTGTTGTAATATATATATAACCCATTACCTCCACATATCTAATATTTTTTCGTATCTTTACAATAAATAAATACGTTATGGACGGATTAACAATCAAAAACGGAAGACTAATTAACATGAGACCGGACGGCATGTCTGGAATAGAACAAGCTTCTTTATATAGACAACAAATGAAGAAGCAATACAAGATTGATATGATCGCAGACGGAATCGAAAGAGCTAAGATGCGTGAAGAAGGCCGAAGTTATTTCGGTATGTAAAATACTTTCCCAAGTTAGTTGAGTTTTGTAAAAAGAGTAGTGAAAAAAGTAGCTACTCTTTTTTTTTCAAGAAAACACATGTAAATTTTTTGCGTAAACTATACTGATTCGTGTCGACTTTTTTAATTCGTGTCGACTTGGTGTCAACTTTTTTTAACCTTGACACTCTGTAACTAGTTGATTATTAATAACTTATATTAATTAGTGTCGAAGTGTCGACTTTAACCCCAGTTTCTAGAAAAAAAAATTTAGTAGTAGTAGTAAAAAAAAATAAAAAAAAGAATAGGGAGTGAAACTTGACACAGTGACACTTTTTATTTTGAAAGTAATTGTATATATTTGTATATAATCAAATTTAATTTATTGTTATGGAACAAGGATACACGCCCAGAGAGTTACACTTTGACTCTGAAGGCAGAAACAAACTCATAAGCGGAATCGCTAAAATATCAAGAGCGGTTAAGTCAACTCTTGGCCCTAGAGGGCAGACAGTCTTAATAGAATCACGCACACATACACACGGAATCACAGTAACTAAAGACGGAGTTACGGTTGCTAAGTCGATTGACTTGTTGGATCCGGTGGAGAACTTAGCGGTGAAGATGATGAAGGAAGCTGCAGATAGAACTGCGACCTCAGCTGGAGACGGAACGACGACTGCTATAGTATTGACGGAAGCGTTAGTTGAAGCGGGTGAAAAATACCTAGATAAGTCGGTAAATCCGACGGTTGTGATACGTGAAATCAACAAACACACTTCACACGTAATTAAAAAGCTGGAGAAACAAGCGAAGAAATTATCCAAGAAAAGATTGTTGGACGTTGCTACTATATCGTCGAACAATGACAAAGAGATAGGGAAAATAATATACGATACTTATAACAAGGTAGGGCAAGACGGACTTGTCACGGTTGAAAACTCACAGAGTCATAATACATATAGTGAGGTGACAAAAGGGATCCGCGTTGAAAGAGGATATACATCGAATCTATTTGTGAACAATCAAAAGAAAGACGAGTGTGTGCTTGAGAACGTAAAGATACTTGTAGTAGATCAGGAGATTAATAACATACTTAGTATAGAGAAAATTTTGAAACCCATTATCAGTAACGGCGACAAACTGCTGATAATTGGAAATTGCCATAACAATGTCGTCAATACCCTAGCTGCAAATGTCGTTCGTAATGGCTTGAAGATATGTAATATCATGCCACCTCAGTTTGGTTACAAACAACATGAATTGATGAGCGACATAGCACTAGCGGTTGGTGCCAAGTATTTCAGTGAGAAGACTGGTGATGACTTGTCGTTGATTTCCACGGAGGATCTTGGGCATGCAGCAAAAGTAATTGTGGGTAGAGACAATACGATTATTATTAGAGATGATAAAGAAATTGAAGAGATACCACAAAGAGTTGAAGAACTTTGGGAGCAACATAAGAATACGAAAATAAAATCTGAGAAAGATTTTATCCTGCAACGTATCGCTAGCCTCAGCGGAGGAATCGGAGTGATATATGTCGGCGGTAATTCAGATGTTGAGCAAAAAGAAAAATTTGACCGCGTCGATGACGCGGTATGTGCAGTGCGTTCTGCACTTGAAGAAGGAATTGTAGCGGGCGGAGGAGTGCCACTACTTAGAATATCTAAGGAACTTAATGAAGATGTTGAAAATGCAGAGGAAAAAGTTGCACTTCAAATATTAAAAGACGCATTAGCAGTTCCATGCAAACAGATATTGTTAAACGCAGGTGAAGATGAAGAAAGCATTACTAGATTTATTCTTGATGAGAGAAATGGTTATGATGTAAAGAATCAGAAATTTGGTGACATGTATAAGTTAGGGGTTATTGATCCACTAAAGGTAACAAAGAATGCCTTGATCAATGCAGTATCTGTTGCAACAACCATACTTAGTACGAACGCTATCGTGACTTTAGCTAGAACATACGATAGTAAATAATAACTTAAAACCAAGAATATGCCAATTTATAACGAAATATTTGATTCTTTCAGAGCAAAGACTCAAAAGCTAGAAGATGCAATAAAGCTTCTAGAAGAAAACGGATTTATTGTATACAACAAAGATAAGAAGTATGAATCCAGTAAATAAATATATTGTAGTTAGAGAAATAGTAGAAGAACACAAGACAGATTCAGGGCTTCTATTGTCATCACAGGATGTTGATACCTATAGATACAAGAAAGGATTAGTGTTGAAAGTAGGAAACAATGTAGAAGTGATTAAAGAAAACGACTCTATATACTACGATAAAGCAGCAGGACATAAAATATTACTACAAGACGAACCGCTCACAATTATTCAGGAGCGTGATGTTGTAGTTGTTTTGTAGCTTCATTTATTTTTTTTATTGCATTTCTATATACTTTATCAGTATATGATACATTTTTGTTGAACAAAGGGTTTCTTTCAGAAATCTCTTCTCCGTTCAGTTTTTTGTAGATAGTATCTATGATACGTCTCGTTTTATAAGTGAGCTCATATAGCGTCGCTTGTTTACCGCTGCGCTTTCTCCAAACATGAATCCAACCATCTCTCAACATTCTGTCAAACCTATTGACGTCCCAAGACATTAGCTCCTCATACTCCTTGAAGTCAGTTTTTTTAAATAGCTGCTCGCTATATAGAAATAATAACATTTCCAGATCTGGAGTAGTCAGTCCATACTTTGCTTTTACCCAATAACGAATGACTCTCCAGTATTTCAAATAGTCGTTAGTAGGTTCTTTTCTGTCGTAGTTGTTTCTGATTGTTGATTTAATAGTCGTCAAGATTTATAGTAGATTTAAAATTTTTTAACACGGCACACTTTTCATATTCCTCTTTATCTTCAAAGTAACTTATCATGTGATTTATATCCTCGACATCTATGTATTCGTTAGTTGGATCAAACGGCAAAACTACTTGATCAAGAAATAAAGCGACCTCTTCAAATGAATGTTGACCTATTAACAAACCATACCCAACACTCATCCCGTCGTCGTAGGTTTGTAAAAAATCATCCATAAAATAATTGTTATCTTTGTAAAGATATTAATAATTTTAAAATCTTAAAAATGAAACAAGGTTACAACGATAGACTTGACGAGTCAATAGGTGGAAGAGACAAGGGCCCAAAAAAACAATCCATGAAAGACAGGAGAGACGAGAGTAAGGCTATGTCTAAAAAGATGTACAAACACTCTTATGGTGCAGACAGCGGAATGTCATATAGACACAAAATTCCAGCTCACGTTCACAACGTAAAAGGACACCTATCTTCTTTAATTAAGAAGTAATGGCTGGAGGGTTTATCCAAAAAGCATTTGCTAAAGCGAAAAAAAAAGGAACTTTAGGTAAATGTTCAGGAAAAAAATTAGGTAGCAAATCATGCCCAAAGGGTTCAAAGGCATATAATTTTGCTATGACATTAAAAAAACTTAGAAAAAGAAAATAATTATGGGCAAATTATTAGTTAAATTTGGAATGTGGATTCAACTTATGTGGTGCAAATTAATTTGTACCTGGAATGCACTGCTTGTTAAATTAACAGTAGACGTTCAGAGTTGTCCATACGAATCATGTAAATGTAAAAAATAATGAGATCAAGAGGACTAGGAGACACTGTACACAAAGCAGCGAAACTAATCGGAGCTGACAAGGTAGCAAAAGCTTACACTAAAGTAACTGGAAAACCTTGTGGATGTGAAGAAAGACGTGATAGCTTAAACAGACTTCATCCTTATAGACAATATAAATAATAAACAATGGCGTATCAAAAATTACAAGCGTATAGAGCAGCAGCGGTAACACCAAGTGACACTGTAGATATTCCTTCAGTTTCAACGGCAACAGGCAAAAACTTTGGATGTTGTTTGTATATTGGAACAGCAGGTAATATTAAAGTCTTAACAGTAGGGGGAGACGAAGTGACTTTTATTGGAATCAATACTGGAGCATTTATTCCAGTGCAGGTTAAAAGAGTTTTTTCTACAGGCACAACTGCATCTAACATATTAGCACTCTGGTAAAATGCCCTTACAAATCTGCATAGGTAATTTTATAGGAAGAAATATTGAACCGGGATTCCCACCCCCAGGGAGCGATGAGATCGTAACTCAGCAAATGGTTCAAATGGTAGACGAAGCAACTAGTGATGATTTAATAACAGAATAACATGGCAATAAAATTCTCCCAATTTACAGTACGAACTAGTTCTTCTGACCTTAGTCACATTGTGGGATACAATGGCGTGGACAATATTCAGATTACACCCACCAACTTTTTAAACTCAGCGCTTACAGGAACAGCCGGACAAGTATTGTTCTATGACACTACGGGTGTAGCAGGTGATAACGACTTATATTGGAATAATACTAATAAACGATTAGGTGTTGGAACTACTAGTCCAGCATTTAAAACAACAATATACTCTAGTAGTACTACTGATTCTTTTCCTCTTGTCATTGGTCAAGGAAACGCAGCAAATAACTTTGTTGGAATTGGTTTATCTGGTTTTATAGCTTCAAATGGCGCTGTTAAAGCAGCCATGGTTTTAAATAGAGATAGTACTTATGGGGTAGGTGATATTCATTTTTTAAATAATACAACACAAGACAATACAAACGCAACTTTAAGTGATTCAAGATTAGTTATAAAAAAATCTGGTAACGTAGGTATTGGAACTACTAGTCCTAGTGAAAAATTACAAGTAGAGGGCAATATTAAGGTAGGTGATTCACAACAATTTGTTGCAGGAGCTAGCAATGATTTACAAATATATCACGATGGTAGTAATTCTTTTATAAGAAACATTAATACTAATTTAATTATAAAAAATGAATATAATGATGGAGATATAATATTTGAATCAGATGATGGCTCGGGTAATATTGCTGAATATTTTAGAGTTGATGGTAGTGATGAAAATGTTTTATTTAGTAAAATGTTAAAATTATCTGATAATGTAGAACTTAGAATTGGTGGTGGTAATGATATTAAAATTTACCACGATACTAGTAATTCATATATTAAAACTGGAACTGAAGCAGGTAATTTAATAATCGAGCAAAACACAGATGACGCTGATATTATCTTCAAGTCAGATGACGGCTCTGGTGGTGTAGCTACATATTTTAAATTAGATGGTAGCACTGTTACAACAGTTGTTAGTAAAGAATTTAAGTTTGAAGATAATGTAAAAGCTAATTTTGGAACTGGTATTGATTTACAATTATACCACACTGGAACTAAATCTTTAATAGTAAATGTAAACGGTGATTTAGATATACAAAACCAAGCTAACGATGGGGATATATTATTTAAATCAGATGATGGTTCTGGTGGAGTTACTACATATATGACAATTGATGGTGGCGAAGAACAAGTAAGGTTTTTTAAACCAACTGAACACGGTGATGGAGTTCTTGCTAGATTCGGAAATTCAGGAGATTTACGAATATATCACGATGGTAGCAATTCACATATACAAGCTAATGGAACTGGTGATTTATTTATTCAACAGTTTAGAGATGATGGTGATATAGTATTTCAGTCAGATGATGGTAGTGGTGGTGTTGAAACATATTTTTATTTAGATGGTGGTGCAAGTAAAAATGTATCAAATAAAAATTTTAGAATAATTGATAGTAAAATATTTAGTTTAGGTTCTTCTGATGATTTTCAATTATATCATAATACTGCTGATAGTTGGATAGAAAATTACACAGGAAATATAAATATAAGAAATAGACAAGATGATGGCGATATTATTTTTTATTCAGATGATGGTTCAGGTGGACACGCACAATATTTTAGAGTTGATGGTGGTGCAGTTGAAACTCAATTCGTAAAATCAACACTACATTATGATAATGTAAAGGCACAATTTGGAGATAGTAGAGATTTACAAATCTATCACGATGGCACAGATTCATTTATACAAAATTTTGTTGGAAATTTAGAAATACAACAAGGTACAAACGATGGAGATATTATATTTAAATGTGACAATGGTTCAGGTGGAACAGATACATATTTTAAATTATGGGGTGCAATATCATCTCTAGCAGTTTACAAAGATATGTTATTTGTTAATGATGGAAATGGTGGTAAACTGAAGTTTGGTGCTTCGCAAGATTTACAAATATATCATGATGGTAGTAATTCTTTTATAGCTGATACAGGTACAGGTAAACTAAAAGTTTTAGCAAGTCAATTTGATGTAATAAACGCTGCAAATACTGAATTTATGGCGGAGTTTATAGAAAACGCAGAAGTAAGGCTTTATCACAACAACTCTAAAAAGTTTGAAACAACAAGTACAGGTATTAAAATTTCAGGTGTATCAGAATATGCAGACAATGCGGCGGCTATTGCAGGAGGATTAACAACAGGAGATGTTTATAGAACAGGAGATTTATTAAAAATAGTACACTAAAAAATGGCAGTAAAATTTTCACAATTCGTAGTTGAAACAGATAAGGCAAACGTTAACTATTTAGTAGGTTGGGACGGGGTAGAAAACGTACAGATAACTCCTGCTGATTTATTATCCGGCACCCCTTCAGGATCTGGGGCCGCAGGTCAAGTAGCATTCTTCGATTCTGCTTCTACATTAGCTGGAGACAATGATTTATACTGGGATAACACAAATAAACGATTAGGCATTAGTACTTCTAGCCCTCAAGAAAAGCTAGATATTTCAAGTGGCAGCATAAGGTTAGACGATAATCAAAAAATTACCTGGTCTACCAATGACTCAAATATCGGTAGAGTTAGAATAACAGGTAACGAATCAAATGATTTTATAACATTTGTTACCGACAATTCTGAAAGAATGCGTATTGCTGGAAACAACGTAGGTATTGGAACTACAAGCCCATCTGCCAAATTAGATGTAGACGGATCTCTTATTGCAACTGGTATATCACAACTTGGATCAGGCGGTTCTAATGTATATTTAACATCTTCTAGCGCAGGTAACGTAGGTATTGGGACTAGTAGTCCTAATAATAAACTAGTCGTAAACGGAACAGTACATCTAGGATCAAATGGTAGTGATGTTACAATAGGTGCTAGTAATAGCTCTGTTATATTTATGTTAAGATCTGGCTATAATTATATTCAAGCAAGTGACGCTTCTGGTGCATTAATGTTTAGAACAGGAGGAAATAATAATAGAATGATTATAGACTCTTCAGGTAACGTAGGTATTGGAACTGCTAGTCCTACAACTAAACTACATATTGACGAATCAGGAACAACTTCACCTGCTTTATTTATTGATACTGCAAGATATGGAGCTTCTATAATTGGTGACGGAACAAGTAATTCTCAATATTTATTAAATTTGCAAAGTAATGGAGGTTCTACTGAAGTTATGAGAGTTCAGTCATCTGGTAACGTAGGTATTGGAACTACTAGTCCTAGTGAAAAACTAGAAGTTATTGGTATTATAAAAGCAGTACATACAGATTCTACTTACGCAAAACTTAGAGGTAACGGAGTGTTTTTTAACAGAAGTGACGTTTACATAAGCCCAGAAGCTGATAATTCTCAAACAGTTAATATAGGTCATAATGGTTCTAGGTGGGGAAATGTAGAAATAAACGCTGCTGTAGTTAAATTTGAAAATGGTTCAAATGAATTTATGCGTATTAACTCTTCAGGCAACGTTGGTATTGGAACTACTAGTCCTGCAGCCAAACTAGATGTAGTTGGTAGAATAGGATTAAATGATGGTAATAGTAATGTTCTTGTAGGTAGTAACGCAGGTGATGCGTTAACAACAGGTAGTTTTAATGTAGCTCTTGGATCTTATGCTTTAACTAAGGAAGACACAGGTAATAAAAGTATAGCTATTGGTTATGCTGCTTTAGAAAATCAAAATAATAGCAATGATAATTATAACGTTGCAATAGGTCATAATGCCGGTAAACAAATTACAACAGGTACTTTAAACACTTTAATAGGTGGTTTGGCTGGAGACGCTTTAACAACAGGTTTTTCAAACATAGCAATTGGTTATCAAGCCTCAGGCGCTGCTACTATTGCTAATAATAATGTTGCTATAGGTATAGATGCTTTACATGACAACGTTGCTGGAGATAGAAACGTAGCTATAGGATCAGAAGCATTAGAAAAAATGACTCAAGCTTCAACAGTAGATACTTATAATGTAGCTATAGGGTACAACGCTGGTAAACAAGTTACAACAGGTGTTCAAAACACTATAATAGGTGGTCTGGCTGGTGATGCATTAACTACAGGTTCTGGTAACACTGCATTAGGATATGGTACTTTAAGTGTAGAACAAGCTGGAGGAAGAAATGTAGCAATTGGTTGGAAAGCATTAGTAAATCAAAATACAGGTGTAGATTCTTATAATGTAGCAGTAGGATATGAAGCTGGTGAACTTATTACAACAGGTATACAAAACACTCTAATAGGTGGTTTAGCTGGTGACTCATTAAATACTGGTAACAATAACATAGCTATTGGTTACTTAGCCTTAACTACAGAAACAAGTGGCGGTAATAATGTTGCTATAGGGGTAACCGCTTTACAACAATCAAATGGTGGTACTTATAATGTTGCTATTGGTAGAGACGCAGGGCAACAAATTACAACAGGATCAACAAACACATTAATAGGTGCTGAAGCAGGTGACGCGATTACAACCGGAGCTAATAATGTTGTAATAGGTTATGATGCAGCAGATGTTTTATTAGATGGTGTTCAAAATACTTTAGTAGGAGATCAAGTAGCTGGAGCATTAACAAGTGGTGATGAAAATACATATATTGGAAGAAGGGCTGCTAGTTCTGCAACAACTGGAAATCAAAATGTTGCAATAGGTGCTGGGGTGTCATTATCTTCTGCTACAGTTAGTAACGAAGTAAATATATCTAACAGTAGTGTAATAGCTAGATTCCAAGGAGCGGCTAGTTCATGGAGTTTTGTATCTGATGCTAGAGATAAAAAAGATATTGAAGATTTAGAATTAGGTGTTGAATTTATAAATAAATTAAAACCTAGAAAATTCAAATGGGATTTAAGAGATTCGGACGTAGATAAAGATAAAGAAGCGTCAGGATTTGTGGCGCAAGAAATAAAAGAAGTTTTAGATAAAACAGGAGTTGATTACACAGGTATTGTAGACACTAATAATCCTGATCAGTACACAGTTGCACAAGCAAATATAATACCAATACTTGTAAAAGCAGTACAAGAATTAAGTGCTGAAGTGAAAGAATTAAAGTCAAAAATATAAAGTATCTTTGTATCTATGAAACACACAACAACAACTTGGTACCACGATTTAGAAGTGGAGTATAATTACGTAGAAAACAAATAAAATATAGATCCATGAAGTTCTATAAAGATAAATCAACTGAAGAAATTTTAGCTCAGATTGAGATTGATAAAATCAATGCAAAAAGTACAGCTAAAGAAATTGCATCTAAACACCTAGGAAAGCACGCAATTAATTACATAACCATACTGGTTGTAATAGGAGTGGTTAGCTCTCAGTTTTTAGAAGGCGGTGCTTTAACAGCTGTAATTGGTTTAGTATCTACTGCTGCAATGGCAATGATAGGTATATTACAACACATTGTCGGTGCTAAAGAAAAAGAAGAAAAGCCAGAATTAGAAATAATTAAAAGCTTGATCAAAGAACTTTCCGACAAAGAAGATGATCCTATGCAGGTAGACGTAACAGACACAGATGTTACGGTCACTAAAGGTGAAAGCAAAGTAACGGCTAGTAAAAAGAAATAAAATGGCACAGAAAATAAGTGAAGACACAAACGTAACATTAGACTTAAAAACTATAGGTCTTATTGTTGGCGGCGTTGTTTCACTTACAAGTATGTATTTTGTATTAAAATCAGACATAGCTCTTGCTATGGAAAAGCCAGAACCTGAAGTCTCTAAAATTGAATGGTCTTATAAAGACGAGCTGGTTAGATCTGAAATATCTAACACAAACGAAAAAGTTTTAGGGCTAGAAAAATCAGTAGAAGAAATTAAAGAACAACTCAACAAAATTGATGAAAGATTATATGAAATCAGTAAACAGAGATGAGATGTGCAATAATTGCTTTTTTCCTGACATGTGTCAGTTTTGCTCAAACTGATATTGAAATAATTCAGTTTAGCGCTTCTTTTGTTAAAGACAAAGAGATTTCATTGAAAGGTTTTAGATATGATACTAAAACCATATACATGACAAACTCACAAGATATATTCAAAAAACATAACGTTAAATATATTCCCACCATTATATTGTTTTATAATGAAGAAGAATATTTTAGAGTTGAATCAGGCATTTCACTAACATTGCCTGAAGACTCGATAGAACAATTAGAACAAAAAATTGAACAAATAATAGAAAGTAAATTTTAAAAATGAATAGAAAAGAAAAAACCGAAAAGTTTGCTACCAACGCATTAATATATATAATGATATTTATTTTATTAATGTTTTTTAGTTTGGGAGCACAAGCTCAAGTTATTGATGATTCAAAAAAACTTGAAAATAAAATTGTAAAAAAATATAAAGTAAAAAATTTTTTTGAGGATGTGTACAAAGATATACTCAAATACTCCACTATATATGTAGCTGGTGATATTGATAACCCAAAAGAAAATCCAAAAGATTACTTCGTTAGAACAAATCCAAACGGTAATTTGTATTCAGCGCCTGTGGTGGTTGATGGAACAGACTACTATGATTTCGATTACAGATATGGCGTTGGTATACGAAAGCTAGCTAGGTTTGATTATGAAATAAAAGGAAAGCACTACTACGATGGCACTGAAAATAACATTGGTTTGTCAGCACCAAACTCTCCTGTAAATGGATTAGAGTACACTATTCATTATGAAAAAGAAAGATCAAGAGATGAAATATTTACAAATCACAGGTACTTTGTAAAGCATAGCGGAGAGTTTCATGTGGTAAAACTTGAAAGCAGAAAACAAGGAAAAGTAGATTTTAATTACAAGTCTGCCGAAGTGAGAGCAAAACTACCTATAGGTAAAAAATTTAGTATTTCCGCTGGCGCAATCTACAGAACTCATGTGCGTCCTTATGGATACAATCCCGTAGAAATATGGTTAAATGAAACAAATTTAGAAGGCCAGATTATAAACCCTTGGTACACGTTGGGGTTTCAATATGGTTATGATGATGTTTATTACACGCAAGAAGATCAGTTTGGCAATGAAGTGTCTGACTGGTACTGGATAGATCCTGAAGGAGAAATCGTAGCTCATACAGATTTAGAGTTTCGTGACACGGTTTTTGCTGAACTAATGAACAGATTTAACCATGAAGTTTGGGATGGCTTGGATACGTTTGGCGTGGTTAGCCCAATCATAGGTTTTGATATGTATCACTACAAACGAAATTTCTGGCTTCACGCCTACGGTTCTTATTTATTACCTTATCACAAATACGTTCAAGGAGATGTTGATTTTAGTTATCTAAACAGAAACAATTGGGGGTTAGGAGGATTAAGACAAGATTCTGAATTAGAGCAGTGGGAGGATTGGCAGGCAGGCCTGTCATTTGGATGGAAACTTTCTAAAAGTCTGGGAGTGTTTATTGAAGGAGAATACACAAAGTTTTGGGATTCCGAAATTTATCAGTCATCAGTTGGTTTAAACATTAGATTGTAATGGACAAGATACCTAACGATAAACTTTTACATTTCTTTTGGGGAGGTGTTTCGGCTTTTCCTTTAATATACTTGTGGTCAATTAATGGATTTATTTTTTCCGTAACTTTGTATGCAGCTAAAGAAATTATTTATGATTGGTGGATGGGCAAAGGAAATCCAGAGTTTATGGATTTTATTTTTTCTAGTGTGCCAGCGGTATTTTATATAATATTAAAATTAAATTTATGAATAGAATCAGTGAACACATAACATACGCAGAGGCCATACACTCCAATACAGCTAAAAGAAAAAAAATTGATAATACACCAAATCCCACTCAAATAGCCGCCATGGCTACTACAGCAGAAATGGTGTTTGAGCCTTTAAGATCTTGGGTTGGAGGCCCAATAAAAGTAAATTCTTTTTTTAGGTCGCCATCTTTGAATGAAGCTATTGGCGGGGTAAGTTCCAGCCAGCATTGCAAAGGTCAAGCAATTGATTTGGATGATGTGTATGGGTATAAGTCTAATGCAGAAATGTTTATGTACATACGAGAAAATTTAGATTTTGACCAATTGATATGGGAGTTTGGAACAGATATGAATCCTAACTGGATCCATGTTTCATATGTATCAAAAGATGAAAACAGAAATAGATGTTTGAAGGCGTATAAGGAGGATGGTAAAACAAAGTATAAAGTAATATGAGTTCAAAAAAACCTTTTAAAGACACAACAGTTGGGCAGCTTTTATTTGGCGCTGCATCCGTAATAAATCCTACGCTAGGAAATATATTGCAGGGTGTTACAAGTCCACAAGAAGCAATTGCTGAAATAACTAAATCAGATGCTCCGGCTGACGATAAAATTAAACTACAGCAATTAATATATGAACAACAGAACAAAGAGCTAGAGGCAATCACTTCAAGATGGAAAGCAGACTCGATGTCTGATTCGTGGATGTCGAAAAATGTACGACCACTAGTGTTAATATGGTGTATAGTGGTTTTTTCGTTTGCTGGGATATTAGACAGTGTTGAAACTATACCGTTCACAATACATGATAATTGGAATTCAACATTTGAGAATGTGATGATGGCGGTCGTCTTAGCCTATTTCGGAGGAAGGTCGAGCGAAAAAGCAATAAGTATATTTAAAAAGTAATGGCAAGAAAAATAATAAATCCAATTGAGTATAAGAAAGCTAGAAAAAAAAGACCTGGCATACACGCTAAGACTAAAACTAGTAAATTAAAAAGTAGTAAATTGTATAAGAAACTATATACAGGACAAGGATAATGGCAAAAAAAGGAAGAACAAAAGGAAATAAAATATGTCCAGCTGGAATTGCTTGGGCAAAAAGAACCTTCGATAGATACCCTTCAGCGTATGCAAATATGGCTGCAAGCAAATATTGTAAAGATCCAAATTACGCTAAAGGAACTAAAAAGAAAAAATAAAGATATGGCTTGTGAAGGATTAACAGGAAATGCGAAAAAAAAATGTATGAAAGCTTATGTTAAAGAAGCTAAAAACATTTACCCTAGATTTAATGTAGAAAATGAAACTCTTGTTAAGAGTAGAAGTAATAATATTTCAGGAGCGATGCAAGATTCTCCTAAAGATAATGTAAAAGAACAAAAGGTTACAAAGAAAGGAAATCAATTTATAGTGAAAACTATTATTAAGAAACCAAGGAAAGTAAAATTAAAAGGAAGATAATAACAATTAAAAATTAGAAATCATGCAAATGAGAAAACCGATGCTTAATGCAATTCAAAAAGTAAAAATGGCCATGGGTAAAAAGAAGCCTAAGCTTTCAATGAGAAAACCTAAATTAAATCCAGGCTTTGACGCTCTTCCATCATCAGTTCAAAAGAAAATGATGAAAAAAGCTAAAATGGCTATGAGGAAAATGAAGTAATGGCTTTTAACTTAAAAAATATTTATGAGGTTTTCGGTCACAACAAACAATACTCCAACGGAGACAGAATTGTTGTGGAGAAAAAAATGTCTAAAAATGTTTTAGGTCAAATAAATCCTAATGGCGTTATTGAAATTAATAAAGACGCAACGCCAGCAAATAAACGTAGAGCTGTAAAGCACGAGCAAGTACACCTTGACCAAATTAGGTTAGGGTTGTTGCATTTCGATCATAATAATTATTATTATAGAGAAAGCATAACCTCACCAATACAGCGTATACCGAGCAGTAAAATTAATACCTATGACAGAACTCTGCCATGGGAAATACAAGCGCATAATGGGGGAATTAAAAAAATGGGTTAAACAAAAATGGGTTCGTATCGGCACCGATGGTAAAATCAAAGGGCCTTGTGGTACGTCTAAAAACAAAAAGAATCCGGATAGATGTTTGCCATTAGCGAAAGCGAGAAGATTAAGTAAAAAACAATTAGCAGCAACAGCTAAGAAAAAAAAGAGACAAGGCAGAGGTCGTCAATTTGTTTCTAACACTAGAGCTGCAAAAGTAAGAAACGCATAATATGGCTAGTAAAAAAAACATGCCTTGCAATAAAGTAAGGCCGTCTACAAGACCAGGTAAAAAGAAAATGGTAAAAGCTTGTGAGGGCGGTAGAGAAAAGCTAATTCACTTTGGAGCCAAAGGTTATGGGCATAATTATTCTGCGGCAGCAAGAAAAAGTTTTAGAGCTAGACATAAGTGTGGAACAGCTAAATCAAAACTAACAGCTAGATACTGGGCATGTAAAAAATTATGGGCAGGAAAAGGCGGCAGCACCAAGTCAAGTCCTAAAAGCAGACAAGGAAAATATTAGTATATTTGTAAAATATTTAAAAACATTAAATAATAAATCATGGCAATAATTCCAGTAGCACAAAAATTTCACACTTTATCATCTACAGTAGACACTGTTGACAGAGGATCAGCAGAGCTTCAGTCTCAAAGAGAGATTTATACAATGCAAGACATTATTAATACTGTATCTGCGACAGGAGGATCAATAGATGGCTCGGGCGCACAATATGCGATACCTGTGTTTACAGACACTAATACCATAACTAATTTACCCTTTGGCACTAGTGGTCACTTTTTACAATCAAACGGTAACGGTGCTAATCCTTCGTTTGTAGAGGTTGGAGTAAAAGCCGGAACACAAAATACAGGGATAGGATTTCAAGCTGCATCTGCAGGAAGTGGAGGTCAATATAACACAGTTTTCGGGCACGACGCTGGAATAGGAGTGTTAGGTACTAGTTATAATACAATAATAGGAGCTTCAGCATTTCCACTTATAACTGGTAATAGCGCCAACAACACAGCGGTTGGTATGTTTGCCTTAAATTCAGGTTCTAGTAATATTGAACAATGTGTAGCTATTGGTAATTTTGCGTTAAGGTTTATGAGTAGATCTGCTTTAGGGGGTAAAAATACCGCCATAGGATATAAAGCAGGACAGGATATTACAACAGGGTATGATAATGTACTTGTTGGAAATACAGCAGGAGAAAATGGTACCACTGGCTATAGAAACATTGGGTTAGGAAACACCGCTTTATTCAATTTTGGTTCTGCAAATAATAACGTAGCATTAGGACACGGGGCATTAAGTGCTTTGCTTGGGGGTTCAACCAATATATCAATAGGAAATAGTTCTATGGGAACAACCACTAGTGCAGAAAAAAATGTTTCTGTAGGACATAATGCAGGATATGGCATAAGTGGAGATGAAAATGTAGCCATTGGATGGAGTGCTGCATTTAATTCTTTGTCAGGAGACAACAATATTGTAATAGGAAACTTTGCTAACGCAAGCGGTGCGGCTGTTTCAAACGAAATTACATTAGGAAACTCTAGTATAACTACGCTTAGATGCCAAGTTACCTCTATAACTTCTTTATCAGATGAAAGAGATAAAAAAGATATAGTTGATTTACATAAGGGGCTAGACACAGTAATGGCTTTAAAACCAAGGAAATTCGTGTGGGACAATAGAGCGGAACAAGTAGTTAAGTCGTGTGTTCCAGCAGAAGTTGACGAAGAAGGTAATGTTATTTCAGAAGAAGTAATTGAATATGAAGAAATAGTAAGTTCAAAAAAAGGAAGTAAGGACATTGGCTTTATTGCTCAAGAGCTTCAAACAGTAGATGATGATTTTCTTCAATTAGTATACGACGAAAATCCTGATAAATTAGAGGCTAGTTACGGTAGATTAGTACCAGTATTAGTAAAAGCAATTCAAGAATTAAAAGAACAATTAGACAATAAACAAGATAAATAATAAATCATGGCAATAATTCCAGTAGCACAAAAATTTCACACTTTATCATCTACAGTAGACACTGTTGACAGAGGTTCGGCAGAGCTTCAGTCTCAAAGAGAGATTTATACAATGCAAGACATTATCGATAGTATTCCTGCGGGCAGTTCAACAGATTTAAAAAACGCAACAGTAACATTAACACCTGCCCAGCTGCTTACTTTGAATGGCGGGGGAACTTTATCGTTAATTCCTGCACCCGGCGCCGGTAAATTAATAGCTGTAATGAATGTAGTTTATAAATTGGACTTCACCTCAGTTCAGTATAATTTTGCAGGAGCTTTAGGCCAATCAATACAATTTTACATAGGAACAGATCCCTCACGGGGGATAGGATTTAATATATTTAATGCAGCTGTTGATCAATACGGAAGTCTTGATTTTCCAAATAGTGACACAAACACTGATATTCAGCCAAATGTTGCTTTTACCCTTCAAGCTTCCTCAGGGGTATCAGTATCCCAAGGAGATTCACCCTTTGTAATTAATATTCTTTATAGAGAAGTAACTATTTAAATAAATAAACAATGGCAATAATACCAGTAGGACAAAAATTTCACACACTAACTTCATCAACAGTTACTTTAGACTTAGGATCTGCAAGAGCAAATAGCGGTAGAGAAGTCTACACAATGCAGGACATTATAGACACAGTACCATCTGGTGGTGCGACGAGCCTAAACGGATTGACTGATTGTCTAGTTGACCTTACTTCTTTATATGTAGGATTGGTACCACCTAATTTATCTGGTAGTCCTCAGCGCAATACAACTCTAGGTATTGATGCGGGATTATTATTAACCACAGGTGGTGACAACACATTTTTAGGTTATCAAGCTGGTAATACCACAACTAGTGCTGGTAAAAATGTTGCGATAGGTAGTTATGCTTTAGAAAATTCTCAAACATCTGAACAAAATGTAGCTATCGGATATGAATCTTTAGAATCTATTAACAATGGTGATGCCAATACAGCTGTTGGTTATCAAGCTGGCTTTGTTAACACTGGAGATTATAATACGTTTCTAGGTTGTAATATTGGTTCAATGCCTACTAGTGGTACTGGAGTTACGGTTATAGGGGCTGGTGCTTTTGCGGGGGGGTCGGCTGATAGTTATGCTACCGCTCTAGGTTACAGAGCTGGTACTAGAGGATCTTTCACTATAACTATTGGAACTGCTAAACAATTTTTTGGCACTGATTATGGTACTCTTGACACTAGAATATATGGTCTCAGAACTGCTGTTAATTCGGCAACTGCTAACCAAACTTTAACAGCAAATGACTCGGGTGAAACATTTGTGTTTAGTGATGCAGATGCAACACTTACCCTACCTAATTCTAATGCTGGTGATATGATTGGTGTATACTTTTACTTTGTCGTGTTGGACGATACCGCTGGAACAAAAATAGTGCAACTTAATTCAACAAATAATGATAAATTGCTTGGAGCAGTATTATCTGTAGACACCGATTCATCTGATGCTAATTCTTCTTTTGCAGCTCAAATAGCAGATGGGTTTAATACAATAACATTCGACGGCACCACTACTGGTAGAGCTGGTAGTAAAGTAACTGTTACAAATATAGCGGCTGATACATGGTATGTTGAAGGTACTTTATTATGTACTGGATCTCCTGCAACTCCGTTTTCGTAAAAAATAAAAAATGATTATATAAAATAATTTACGTAACTTTGAAAAAAATAATTAAATACAAATAAAATGAGTGAACAAGTAAAAAAAGTAAGCGAAGAACATTTAAGTAAACTTCAAGAATTAAACCAAAATTTTGCCAATCTTCATAAACAAGTTGGAGATTTAGAAGTAAGAAAACATCAAGTGCTAGGCGCTATAGATAGTCTTAGATCTGAATTTACGTCTTTTGAAGCTGAGTTGATTAAACAATACGGTGACAATGTAGTTATTAATTTGGAGAGCGGCGAGATAAAAGACAAACCAGAAGATGGCGAAGATAAGTAATTTAATAGCCTATCCTACCGTTGCACCGCAACTAGGGGATTATGTAATAGGTACAGATACATCAAACAGCAATGAGACAGTAAACTTTACACTACAGTCTATTGCAAATATAATCCCAGCGGACACACTTGCAGAAGTTTTGGCAGCGGGAAATACTGCTACCAATGACATAAACTTAACAGGCAATATTACTTTAATAGGAAATCTTTCCACCTCAGGCACAATTGCTGATAGCAGTGGTGATGTAGGTACATCAGGTCAGGTTTTATCTTCAACAGGCACTGGAACAAACTGGATAAACACTATAGCGGGATCAGGCACACTGAATAGAATTGCTATGTTTACGCCAGATGGACTAACGATTGGCGACAGCAAGCTATCACAGTCACTTCCGTTAAGCAGTGGCTTATATCAAATGAGGTTTGACGATTGCGACAGATTTATTATAAACAAACCAAGCTCAGTAACAACGGGGGATCCAGAATATTTAATACAACAGGACGGCGATTTCAAAGTTAGTTTTGGATGGGATGACGATGGAGCAGGTTTTGGCTACATATATAATTGGGCTGGTAATGGCTTAAGGCTTGGAGCTGCGGGGCAAAACCCACAATTTGAATTAAACACTACGGTTCCTAAAATCATATCTCACACCAATCATGAATTTGAAGCAGAAATAATAGATAGACTAGGCAATGTAGGATCAAGCGGACAGGTTCTTTCTTCTGCAGCATCAGGAGTTCAATGGATAGATCAACTACCATCGGGATTAAATTTTCAAGGAGAGTGGGATGCCAACGCAAACAATCCAGCGTTAGCTTCAGGAGTAGGAGTTCAAGGATATTATTACATTGTAGGAACTCCAGGAACCACAAATTTAGATGGAAATAACAGCTGGCAAACAGGTGACTGGGCTATATTTAATGGTACAGTATGGCAAGAAATTGATAATCAAAATATATTTTCTGGCTCTGGTACTATAAACACTTTAACTAAATGGACAGGAACTCAGTCTTTAGGAAATAGTTCTATTACAGATGACGGCACAAGTGTTATCGTTGCTAATGATACATATTTACAAGGAAGCACAATTCAAATAGGTAATGCGCCAACGGATTCAACTGTTGTAAACGCAGTATCAACTTTTCAAGCAAACGCTAGATTTAATTCCACCATGCAGGACGCGGGCGGTCAACCTGGGACTTCTGGTCAAGTATTATCTAGCACAGGGACTTCAGTTTTATGGAAAAGTGTAGTAGATGGTAGTGGAACAGCAAACAAAATTCCAAAATGGCTAGACTCTGATACTCTAACTGACAGCGCTATATCTGACGTTGCAGGAGCTGTATCTATCACTGGATCTTCGTTTACGTCAACATCTAGTGCTAACGTAGAAATTACATCCACAACAGGACCTATAACTCTGTCGGCTTTTGGTGATGTTAATATTGATAGCCAGACAACAACCCATATAAATAGAAATAACTTGACAAGTGATATTGGTTTGTGGGGCCCAGCTGTTTTTGAAAACAGCGCTTACTTTAAGTCAACAATAAAAGATAGTACAAATGCAGTAGGTACAGCAGGACAGGTACTATCTTCTACTGGAACTGCTACTCAATGGATTAACAATTCATCGGCTTTACCGCTAGCAGATGGAACCAGAGTAGTTCAAGGCACTGTCACGTCAGCACAAATATTAAATATGTTTACTTCTCCAGTGGTTTTAATTTCTGATCCTGGAGGCAGTAAAATAATTGTAGTAGATTCGGTAGTAGTAAAATATAATTTTGTAACCTCTGATTATTCAAATTTAGGATTTCCTAGTATTAAATACCGTGTAGTATCTAGCGGGATTTTAGGAAGCAGTGTAACAAATACACTGCCAATGTCAGGATCTCAAGATAATTGGACAGTATTTACTGACACTAATACATCAACACAACCAGGTTCAGAAATAGTTGTTAGTACCGCACCACAAAACCCAACAGGAGGAGACAGTACATTGTTTTATAATATTAAATACAGAATTTTAAATTCTGCTGATTTAACAGTAGACTTAACATAGGGATAGTTAAATAAAATTTAATTTATTATGGACATTAGAAAAATCTCCATAGGCGCTGACTATAAGTCAAGCTCTATGCATTACTTAGTAGGCCAGCCTATATTAAACGGAAGCTACACAATACATTTAATCCAACAAGACTTATCGAATAATTCAATAAAAATTTGGATTGAAAAAAATAATGAGGTATTATTATGGAAGGAATTTAATTCCAACATGCCAATAGCCATTGAATATAATATAAACTTTTAATGAAGTCTCCACACTATTTTATTGTAAAACCTGTTAAGGGTAGAAGATATGATAATATAAAAAACATAGGAGGGATTGATTTTTATACAAGCGTTTCTCAAGAAGATCATAGTGCATCCAATAGATTTGCAGAGGTCGTAAGTTGTCCTTTAAATTATACTGGTGAAATACAAGCCGGAGATATATTGCTGGTACACCACAATGTTTTTAAAATATATTACGACATGAAAGGTCGAGAAAAAAGTGGTAGAAGTTTTTTTAAAGACGACTTGTTTTTTATTGATTATGATCAATTTTATATGTATTATCATAACGGCAAATGGCAAACACATTCTAAGTATTGCTTTATAAAACCGGTTCCTGTAAGAAAATCGATTATTATGAAGCCGGTTGAAGAGGAGCCTTTAGTGGGTATTATAAAATACACAAACACAAAACTAACTGAACTAGGTGTAAAAGAAAACGATGAAGTGGTTTTTGAACCTGAATGCGAATATCCATTTTACATTAACGGAGAAAAACTTTACAGAATGTTTTGGAACAACATAACAATGGTATTATGAAAAGTTCAAAAGATTTAAAGATAGAAATAATTAGCGCAGGCAGAGAGGCTGTAGCACAATTAATAAAGGTTGCTAAAGAAGATATTATTAAATATGATAAGGATGATGAGTTAGCGGCTGACAGGTTAAAGAATGCTGCGGCTACAAAAAAACTAGCTATATTCGATGCGTTTGAAATACTTACAAGAATAGAATTAGAAAAAGATTTACTAAACGGAGTTGAAAAAGTAGAAGAAAAATCAAGACAAGGATTTGCAGAAAGACGATCAAAATAAATTATATACAGTTGTAAAAAACCACGTATCCAAACAATCTATGTTGAAAATGAATCAACATAAGTCTTGGCAGTACGGGTATAATCCAAATCATGATTTGGTTGTTATAAGCAAAGACGGAACTGTTGGTGAAATATATGACATTAATGGGTTATTAATAGGGTTGCCTAAAGCCCCTAAGATAATACATAAAAACTCTAAAACAACAACAGATCAATATTGGGTTGCCGCGGAATATCCAAAAGCTTTATCTAGAATTAATTCTATTTTTCAATGGCATGAAATGACTACTCAGTTTAAAAATGAGTGGGTTGATTACATTGAAACAGAATTCGATAGAAGGGAAGAAGGTTATTGGTTTTATAACAACGGAACACCCATCTATATAACCGGTACTCATTACATGTATTTGCAGTGGACTAAAATAGATATTGGTAAACCCGAGTTTAGAGAAGCTAACAGAATATTTTATATTTTTTGGGAAGCGTGTAAGGCTGATAAAAGAAGTTTTGGCATGTGTTATTTAAAAATAAGACGTTCAGGTTTTTCGTTTATGGGTTCTTGCGAAGCCGTTAACACTGCTACAATTAGCAAGGACGCAAGAATAGGTATACTTTCTAAAACAGGATCCGATGCCAAAAAAATGTTTACTGATAAAGTTGTGCCAATATCAAACAACTATCCTTTCTTTTTCAAGCCCATACAAGATGGTATGGATAGGCCAAAAACAGAGTTGGCATATAGAGTACCTGCCTCCAAGATTACAAAAAAAAATATGTTTGAAACTGAAGAGGAGGAGCTAGAGGGATTAGATACAACAATTGACTGGAAGAACACGGCCGACAATAGTTATGATGGTGAAAAATTAAAGTTGCTAATACATGATGAATCAGGTAAATGGTTAAAACCTGACAACATTATTAACAACTGGAATGTAACGAAAACATGTTTGAGGCTGGGTAGTAAGATTATTGGTAAATGTATGATGGGATCAACATCTAATGCTTTAGACAAAGGTGGTGAAAATTTTAAGAAATTATTTTATGATTCTGATGTAAAAAATAGAAATCAAAATGGTCAAACAAAAAGCGGGTTATATAATTTGTTTGTTCCTATGGAATGGAACTTTGAAGGATATATTGATAAATATGGAATGCCTGTTTTTAAAACACCAATCAAAGCTGTCGAGGGATCTGACGGAGAATTTATATATCAAGGCGCTATTGATTATTGGGAAAACGAAGTAGATTCGTTAAAGAAAGATGCTGATGTTTTAAATGAATTTTATAGACAATTTCCAAGAACAGATTCTCATGCCTTTAGAGATGAAAGTAAACAGTCATTGTTTAACCTAACTAAAATTTATCAGCAGATAGATTATAATGATTCTTTAATTAAAGAGCATTATTTAACTAGAGGTAGATTTAGCTGGAAAGACGGAATCAAAGATTCAAAAGTAATATGGTCACCTGACACAAGAGGTAGATTTTTAATTTCCTGGATACCAGAAAAAAACTTACAAAATTGTAGGTTAAATCAAAATGGAAAGTATGCACCAGGCAATGAACATTTAGGTAGTTTTGGGTGTGACTCATATGATATATCTGGAACAGTAGGAGGCGGAGGATCAAATGGTGCATTACACGGATTAACTAAATTTAATATGGACAATGCCCCTAGCAATGAATTTTTTTTAGAATACGTAGCAAGACCGCAAACTGCAGAATTATTTTTTGAAGATGTATTAATGGCTTGTGTTTTTTACGGAATGCCTATTTTAGTAGAAAATAATAAACCTAGATTATTGTATCATTTTAAAAATAGAGGGTATAGAAAATATTGTATGAATCGACCAGATAAAGTGTACAACAAACTTTCTAAGTCTGAAAAAGAAATAGGAGGTATACCTAACTCTTCAGAGGAAGTAAAGCAGGCGCATGCAAGCGCTATTGAAAGTTATATAGAAAAGTATGTGGGTATGGATATGGATGGGACATTTAGAGATAAATTAGACATGGGGACTATGTATTTTAATAGAACATTAGAAGACTGGGCTAGGTTCAATATTAACAATAGAACTAAGTTTGACGCAACTATAAGTTCAGGTTTGGCTATTATGGCTAATCAAAAACACTTATACACACCTCAAAAAAAAGAGTCAAAAATAAAGATTAACTTTGCAAGATATAATAACAAGGGAATATATAGCGAAATACGTACTTAATGGTAGATGTAAAAATTGATATAAACCCAGCGGGGTTTCCGGATTTATTTGTTTCTGATAGTGAAAAAGATACAGTAGAGTACGGACTACAGATTGGTCAAGCAATTCAATACGAATGGTTTCGTAAAGATAGTAGCACGTGTAGGTTTTACTCTCAGTGGAGAGATTACCACAGATTAAGACTGTATGCAAGAGGAGAACAGTCAGTTCAAAAATACAAAAATGAATTAGCTATAGACGGTGATCTAAGTTACTTAAACTTAGATTGGACGCCTGTGCCTATTATTCCAAAATTTGTAGACATTGTTGTTAATGGAATGTCGGACAGATTATTTAAAGTTCAAGCATATGCACAAGACGCCCTGTCTGCAGAAAACAGATCTTCATTTCAAGATATGATAGAGGCTGATATGGTTGCCAAACCTATTCTTACTCAAATACAAAAAGGTTTTGGAGTAAACCCTTTTGCTACTGATCCAGATGAACTTCCAAATAATGATGAAGAACTCGCTCTTTACATGCAATTAAACTACAAACCTGGTATTGAAATAGCGGAGGAAGAAGCTATCAACACTTTGTTTGAAGAAAATCATTATTCTCACATTAGAAAAAGAGTAGACTACGATATTACAGTGTTGGGGGTGGGTATGACTAAACAATATTTTTTACCAGGTGAAGGTGTTAAGATTGATTATGTTGATCCTGCAAACGTTGTTTATAGTTATACCGAGGATCCGCACTTTAAAGATTGTTTCTATTGGGGTGAAATTAAAACTGTTCCAATGACGGAACTACCTAAAATAGATCCCACATTAACAAATGAAGATTTAGAAGAAATAGCTAAGTATAGCCAAGCGTGGTATGATTATTATAATGTCGCTCAGTTTTATGAAAACAGTATGTTTTATAGAGACACTGCAACGTTGTTATATTTTAACTATAAAACCACAAACTCAATTGTATATAAGAAAAAGAAATTAGATGGAGGAGGCGCAAGGGTAATTGAAAAAGACGATCAATTTAATCCGCCAGAAGAAATGATGGAGGAAGGAAACTTTGAAAAAGTTGAAAAGAAAATAGATGTGTGGTATGAGGGTGTTATGGTAATGGGGACAAATATAATGCTTCAGTGGAAGAAAATGGAAAATATGGTTAGACCTCAGTCTGCCTCTCAGCATGCTATGCCTAACTATATTGCCTGTGCCCCTAGAATGTATAAAGGTGTAATCGAATCATTGGTAAGAAGAATGATTACATTTGCAGATTTGATACAAATGACGCATTTAAAATTGCAACAGGTAATCGCAAGAACTGTACCAGATGGTGTATTTATAGATGCAGATGGATTAAATGAAGTTGACTTAGGCACAGGAAACGCATACAATCCTCAAGATGCTTTAAGGCTATACTTTCAAACTGGTAGTGTCGTAGGTAGAAGTTATACGCAAGATGGAGAATTTAATAATGCTAGAGTTCCAATTCAACAACTAACATCAAGTAGCGGTCAAGGTAAAATCAATAGCTTGGTGGGAACCTACAATCACTATATGGATATGCTAAGAAGTGTAACAGGTTTAAACGAAGCTAGAGATGGAACTAAACCTGATCCTTACGCACTAGTTGGTGTACAAAAATTAGCAGCCCT